CGTCGCCCTCTTCCCAGTTACGGTACAGGCCGACGACCTCGGTGTTCTCCTCGTCGATCATCATGATGTACGGGGCCAACTCGCCTTTTGAGTGCGAATCGTCTTCCCACTCCATGAATGTGTACACCACGTAGACGCGGCGCGTCCCGTCGATGTTTTCCTGCCACTGCTTGCCCTCGATCTTGTCGTTCGCCTTCTCGGGTCCGGTGGGCGTAGGCTCCATCGAAGCCCGCACGATCGAAATGTCACGGTACAGGCCCGAATTCATGCGCGATTCGAATTCCTGCTGCGTGATGTCCTGCACCTCGGTCACGCGCTGCGCAGTGTAGAAGTTGGCTGCGGAGAATGGCAGAATGATGTTGTCGATCGACACGAACTCGGCACAGGGGCGCTTCTTGCGCTCGTCGTACCAAAGCTTCAGAAACTGCGAGCCGCCCAGCGGCAGCTGCGTCAGCATTTGCTCTTGCTCGTCGCGGAATTCCTCGATCTGCTCGGTGAGCTGCCAATTCATGAAGTCGCGTTTGCGCTCGGCCCGCTTCTCCTCTTCGTCGTCGACGTCGCCCACGATGTTGGTGCGCACAGGGCCGTCCGGTGGGAACAGCTCCTTAATGGCACGCGATTCGAAATCGATGCAGGCCTCGGCCATCACTGGGTGCACGACGCGTGACGCGCCTTGGAACATCGCACCGCCGGGGGCGTCGTTGCCCATGCCGGTACGCTTCAAGCCCTCTTCATATTGCTTGTCGCGCTCCTTGCGTGCTTCGCGGTCGTTCTCGATCAGCTCGATGTACTTGAGTGCTACCTTCGACAGCTCCCACTCGGGCAGCTCTTCGGCCATGTTGGCGTAGAAATCCTGGTCTTCAGCGGGGCCTTTGAACTCGTCCATGCGCACAATGGCGGAGCCATCGGGCTGTTCCTCGACCTCAGCAAATTCGTCGTCCAGATCGACAATCAGACCCTCCTCGTCCTCGGGACCGGGTGCTGCCTCCATTTGCGGGATCGGGAATTCTGTTGCCATGGGTAGTTATCCTTTTGGTGCCGTATTGTAACACAGATCAGTTTTCGTGACCATATTGGCTAATGTCACGCGAAACGTCGCGCAGCGTGTTGTATAGCTCCGGATCCGCCTCTTTCACTGATCGCATGGATTGGCGCAATCGGCTGGTGGGGGTGCCAAATGCACTCTCCACACCGGTGAGTGACTGCCACGCTTCGCCCGGCGAGACCTTGTGCTCGAACTCGGTGGCCACACTGCGGGGATCCAGCAGGTTCTGGTACGTGCGCTCGATGTCCTCGGGTCCGACGTTCTTGAGACCCGTGCCCAGCTCGCCTTCAATCATCTTCATAATGCGTGGGAAGCTGTAGCCCATCTTGAGGCCCTCGGCCACGATGCCCGGAATCATCGCCTCGGTCACGACGGTGTAGGCTGGCGCGGAGGTCACGGCCTTCTGTGCCACTTCCTCGGCTGCGTCCAGCACGGAGGGCAACGCGCCTTTGGGCAGCACGTGTTGCGCGGCTTGGCCCGCCATCGATTTCAGCACCGAGCGTCGAGTCATTGGGGTCTCGGCCACCGACCGGATCGTCTCGCTCACGCCGCCTTTGCCGGGGTCGATCGTCACGGATTTCTCGGTGACTGCCGGTGCGCCCTTCATCTCGGCCTGCATTTTCTGCAACGCCTTGGTGTCGAGGTTCGCCAGTGGGAATGTGGGCTGCGATCCGAGACCGAACAGCGAGCGACGCGAAAGGTCCGGCTTGTCGGCCATCCGCACACCCTTTTTCGCCATCTCGGCCACCATCTCGTCCAGCGTCTTGGCTGCACGACCGCCTTTGTCGAAGCGCTGCACCGTGCCGCCGGTGGCGTACAAATGCGGGTCCTGCAGGATCTGGCCACCGTCGCTCATGTCGGGCTGGGTGAAGTCCACCGCACCGCCCACGGCCTTCTTCATGAGTGGACGCGCTTCGTGCCGTGTGCCCTCGGGGGCTTGCTCGAAGTCCTTGCGACGTGTGGCCGTGGCCGGGTGGTACGGCTGCGTGCGCTGTGCGATCAGCTCGGTGAGCACGGCACGACGGATCGTGGGATCGGGGAACATCGCCTCGAAGTCACGCTGCTCGTCCTCGTAGGTGCGGGGGCGTGGCTCAGTCACAGTCGGGGCCATCGGGCGACGGCGGGCCAGCTCTGCGTCCTCGTTGGCGTTCAGCTCCCCGGAGCGAAACAGCATGCCCAGCGGCACTGAGGGCTTGAGGCCAGCAAAGAGCGTGGCGGCGTCGATCGGGTCCATGCCCGACAGGGCGTCTTCGATTGGGTTACTGGGCATAAGGGTTACCTCGCTGGCGGTATTCGTCGTCCACGTACTCGGTGTCCGGGGCAACGGGGTCAATGTTGAGGAAGCCCATGTCCTTGAGCAGGCGCAGGGCTTGGGAGAGCGTGTCGGTCAGGTCGTCGTGTTCGGCCTCGGGGAAGGAGCAGACTTGGCTGACCAGCGGTTCGGCCCAATCGCGTGGCTGGCCTTTGTGCACCACGGACTCGGGAATGTAGACACGGCCGTGGGCGATGATGTTGGCGACGAGGTGCAAGCGCTGGGTTTTGTCGGCACGGCCTGGGTTGTAGGCGCGGACCGGAATACCGGCACGCTGCAGATCCTGAATGATCGAGATGCCCGAGGCTTTGTCCTCGACCAGCACCATGTCGACTTTTTTGCCCGGCTCGCCGTAGATGCTGCCGTACTCCTCGACGATCTTGGGGCGCAGGTCCGGGTACGTGAGGTAGTCCTCCCACGCATCGATGAGCATGACGCACAGGGGCGCGTCGTCGTTGGGACGGAAGATGCCCCACACGGAGCACGCCGTGGGGTCGTTGCTGGTCTTGTCGGTGTACGCGCAGTCGTAGGACTGGACCACGTACATGAAGTCGGGGAAGGGCTTGCTCGCATCCCACAGGCGGAACCAGCCACGTTTGACGATGCCGTAGTCCTCGGGGTCGATCACCTCGGCGTAAAGCTCCTGCCGCCCGATGCGTGTGCCCTCGTACTGCGACACGATCTCGTCGCGGAAGGACGGCGCGAGGTTGTTGAAATTCTCGTGCGTCGTGCCGGTGGTCACGAAGACTCGTTCGTCCGCAATAAGCCGACGTACAATCGGAATGGGCTTTGGCGTAGTCGTGACGCACACCCGGGGTCGCTGACCCAAGCGCAAGCCGAACATAAGGTTGGACCACATGTCTTCAGCGTTACGGAATTTGGCAAGTTCGTCAACCCAAGCAAGGTCATGCTGTGGGCCGCGCAGAGTCTCAGGGTCGTTGTCGGAGTAGATGGTTGCGATCGCTCCATTGGGCCACTCCAGTCGCCGCTTGGACGGCACAAATACCGGCTTGCACGCCGGGTGCGAGATGGCCAGGATTCCGGACTCACCTTCGATCATAACGTCGCGGGCGTCACCCGCATCCTCGGCGATCAGCGCGATGCGACCGGCCAGCTTGTTTTCGACGTGGTAACGCACGAATTCGGCACCGCACCGGGTTTTGCCCCAGCCCCGGCCAGCGAGGATGAGCCACGTGGTCCAGAACTGCTCGTCCACTGGCGGCAGCTGGTTGGGCCGTGCCCATGTGGGCCAATCGTAGAAAAGTTCGACGGCCTCGCGATCCGACAGCTCGGCCACAAACTCGTTGAAGTTGTGCGGGTCCAGTCCTAGACCGCGCTTACTCTTCCGCTTTTGATTTTTGCTGGAGGCGTTGGGCAAGGCGATCACGGAGACCCTCGATATTGACGTTCGAGTCGAGCTGGCCCGACACATTCATGTTGACATCTTTTGCACGGAATTTCGCGTCGTACCCCATCAGCGTGAACTGCAGCAGTCCATCACTGAATTTGCGCACGGTGTCGGTCCTGATGCCTTGGTAAAACACGGGTTCTTCCACGCCCACCACGGCACGACGGTAGGCCTCGGCACGCATCGTGTCAACCATCTCCTCTTGGATCGAGGTCATGATGCTATCGAACAGCTTGTGCACGGAGCGCCAGTCTTGCATTGTGTCACGGTAGACGCCCGCCGTGGTGTAGGCGTGGCGCAGCGAGAATTTCGCCTCGGGGGGACCATCCCGGAATTCGGCGATGATCACCAGCATTTTGTAGGCTTTGGTCTCCTCATTCGCTTTCAACTGCCCGGTCGCTTCGAGCGTCGGGTCGTTGCACGCTAGTGAGTGCGACATGTGCGCCGAATCACTGGGTGGATGACGTACGCGATCACGGCGGATTGCGTCGAGGAGGACGGTCACTGGCACCATAGCACGACGCTCAAACTCGGCGAGAGTTTCGGCACCAATCTGGTCCAAGGTGATGGGTTTGTCAATTAAGGCCATGGTGCGAATTAGACCACAGCTGCCATACCCCACGCAATTTCTCGCGTGTTTGAGGGTCAAAAGGAGGAGGGAGGGCGAGCGATTGGAGAATCGTGCACATACACGAGAGAATCCCGTGAAGCCCTATTTGGTGGTGGTAATATTCCGGGCGTCTGGAATCCTCCTCGGGTCTGTTCCACCGTTCCGGAGTGATGGAACGGCTGATGGAACGCACCGACTGGCTCGCAGCCCGCGTCCTTCGGGGCTTCTCGCTATATCGCATATCCTTGTACCATTGTTCCATCTCAGATGGGGGGGATATGTCGCAGCTCGTTGACAGAAATATACATATATGCGCATGGAACAATGGTACAGAGGGTCTCTTTTCGAATGGGGAGAGCGTTCCATCGGGCGTTCCATTATTGTGGAACGGTGGAACACGGGGTTAGTGGTCACTAACTGGTTCCGGGAGTGCGATGACTCCGGCCGACCGCTTTGCACGGGCGGGGTCTGTCGGCGGCGGTTTGGGTTTCAGGCTTACGACGCGAGTCCCGCACCTTCGTAGTTCCCCGTTACACCGGGTGGCCTTACTCCACCGACAGGGTCCTATTACATCACAACCTCGGCCAGTGCGTCAAGTACATCCAGCGTCTTCGCATTTCGCGCATCGAGCTGCACCGAGTTGGCCTCGAAGTCGGCCCGGTCCCAGCTGTCGATTCCTCCGGCGGCGTCGGCTGCGTTGAACACGTAGACGGTGTCCTCGACTCGCACGACCAACCACGTGTGCCCGCCCTGTGCTCGGTGCCGGATCGCCCAGTAGCGTTGGCCGGAGGTCCAGTGCGGGATCTTCACGGGCGTGTTGTGCCGCACCGGGAACCGCTCGAGCACCTTCAGCTCCATCCATCCCCGGATCGGTTGGGGCCGCAGCGACTGGCCGTAGGTGGTGGCCACGTACAGGTCCGGCGTGTCCTTTTTCACTCGGTTCTCGACGCGCTCGAGCATCGCCACGTGCCCGATTTTGCGCTGCATCCAGTCGTAGAGCTTCTGTTCGGGTAATCGCATCTCAGATCTCCTCGGGGTCGTAGCCGTGGTCGGCCAAGAAATTGTCGATCAACGCGTGCGCTGCCTCTTCCAAGAAGACCGGCACCCGGCGTTCGACGTACACGGTCAGTACGCCCACCTTCCCGGTATTGGGCAGCACTGCGCTCATCGCGTCGATCCCGAAGCTCACCGGTTGGCCTTCGCCTTTTACTGGCGCTTGCTCGAATTCGTTCATTGCTGCTTCTCCCTCAGTTGTAGCATTGGCCGTGTCTGCATCCCTGCCCGTACGGCTTGAATCTTTTGCAGCTCGATGATGTGCCGGATCGTCTGGTCTTTCAGGTCGCTCGACGGCGTGCTTTTGTAGTCCAGCTGCGGGCTGATCCACGCCCGGGCCTTGTCGATCGCTTCCTGCAGTTGCGCGTTGTTCATTGTGGTAGGTCCTTAATGTGCATTGTACGCTCGCTCACCCAGCGCAGGTGCTCGGCGGTGGCCTCGTACTCGGAGCGGCTGACTGCGGCCATGATCGGACCCTTGGCGGTGTTCACAATCCGGATCATCCCGATGCCGTAGATCAGCGCGTTGGTATACGCCTCGTCGAACACTTGGTCCGCTTCGTCTTTTGTCATTTTTTGCACCCGCGCACGTAGGCGGCGAAGCTCGCGGCGGTGTCGCCCATTGAGCGCTGCAGCTCGTTGCACATTTTGAACGCGGCCATCTCGAGTGCCGAATTCCACCCGGAGTTGTAGATCTCGTCCGCCTCGCGTTCGAGTCGCTCGTTGCGTGCCCGCAGCATCCGGTTCTCGGTCTCCAGCTCGGCCAGTTGCAGGTCCATTTCTCGTTCTTGGTCGTTCATCGCAAGTCCTCCTCAGTTAATCCGGGGTAATCCTCCAACAGGGTCTGCTGCAGGTCTTTTAATTCTCGCATTTTTGCACGAGCTTGCAATTTGCGCAGTGTGCGGTAGCCGTGCGTCCTTGCTGCGCCTTTTGCGCTCAGGTACACGCGCTGCTCCTCTTCGTCCATATTGTGGTCCGCAGACCCGACACACAGGGCATCGACTAATCGGCGCAGCTGGGCAACCTCGTCCCGTAGCTCGGCGTATTCTTTGCGGTCCACCAGTGTCCATTTCATTCTGCACTCCTTGCACGCATTGTCGTGGGGTCGGCGGCGAGCGATAGTGAGTCGTGCAGCACCGCGATCTGCTTGCAAATGCGCTGTCGATCCGCCGCTATAACCAGCTGCGCGAAGTGCACGAGGAACCGGGAACGGTCGTCCAGCCACCCGGGCGGTACCACTCCATCGGCGATGCGCAGTATTTCATTTTTGGTCATCCTCGATCCCTCCGTTCACGTTGGCGTCGAGCCATTCCTGCACTTCCGATCCGCTCCACATCTTTCGCAGCATCGTGGGGAATCGTGCCCGTTTACCCGCTTTAATGAATTCGGGCAGCGTTTCAACCGGAGTCACCCACATGGTAGCCGTGAACCCAGATGCGCGGTCCTGATCGTACACCCATGGCAACGCGGCGTGATTCACGTCTCGTATATCGTGGTCAGGCGTCGCAGGCTTGTAGATTTTGAATTTGACCGGCTTCATAGCCCCATCCTCCACAAGCTGGGTCGTGCCCGGAGCTTCATCGCCAGTCGTCTTCCGCGTGGCCCCCGGCGTATCGCAATCGGTGGACGGTGTAGCAGTCGGTTCAGGACTGCGGGCGGCACGATCAGGTGCGAGGGGCGCAGCGAGATTCGGGCTGCGGTTCCATCCAGCTCTTGCGCTAGTCGCTGCAGTATGGCGATCAGGCTTTCCTCTGTTAATTCGGTCATCCCAGTACCTTCCTGAGTGCGTTCAGCAGTCGCATGGTTGCCACTCCGGCATTCGGGGCGTCGAGAATCGTGGGGTCCAGGCCGTACCTTTTGCACAATGCGATCTTCTCGACCCCGCCATTGCACTCGGCCACGAGCAGCTGTGCCTTATCCGGTTCCCGAGGTATCCGCTCGGGCTTCCGTGGGGTCTCCGTTGCGCTCGAGACAGTGGGTTGGGGCTGATGTACCCGTGGGGTACTCGAGGCCCTTCCGATGACCTCCCCGGCAGCAATCACGACGCCCGACTCGGTCGTGTACTTGGTCCCATTCTTTTTTGCGTACTCACCCTTGGCCCACCACGGGACGTACTCGGGGTCCCCAGCTGGTCGGGGGGCGTGCTCCAGTAGCGGTGCGAATTCAGTCATTGCGTCGATCCTCCAGCGTGTCGATGAATTTCAGGAACATCACCATTACGATCGTGAAGACCCCGGCCCCGGTCAGCAGCAACGCAATGAGTAGCGCAACGTTCTCGAGGAAGTCGGTCATTTCGCACCCGCCTTCCGGCTTTGCTGCCGGGAATTCCAGCACGCCCAGCAGACCCAACGGCCGGGGCGCAGGTCCACACCACCCTCGGGCGGCTTCTTGGTCTCGCATTTTGCGCATAGTTTGAATTTGTTCTCGCTCCCCATGCCGCTCACCCCCGGAGATGCTCGTCGATGAAGCCTTCCAACGCCTTAAATGCGTTCCAGTCGTCGATCGGGCGCTCGGATTTCTCGTGCGGCTCGAAGAAGGCCTCGACCTTGGGGCCATCGACCTTCACCTCGAAGCGCACTCGCGCCCCTTGGGTCAGCAGCTCGCCGCGCATTATGGCGTGGTCGATTCGGATTCGTCTTTCAATCATAGTGGTGCGTCCTCGTAGTTCTCAGGGTTGAATCGTGGCACCCGCCCGTCTTTCCGATCGAGCGGGTTTGGCCACGGGGGAAATGGCCAGTTGTTCATTTTATCGTGTTGCACGGCGCAGCATGTTACCGAGATTCATGCGTTGCATCCCGGGGTTAAGATGGCAGAAGCGGTCGCGCAGGTCAGCGATGGACTGGCCGGTGGCTGCAGCCACGTCCTTGTAGGTCGTCTCGAGCGGTTGACCACGCAGCATCACGGCGATGGGGTCGCCCTTGTCGATCGAGCGGATCTTGGTTCCGTCTTGGCGCACCACGCTGTAGGTCTCGTACTGGGGCAGGTAGAGCGGATCGACCTTGCCGTTTTTGCGCTCGTTGATGTCCATCTTCTCGCGTGGGGCCTTGGGCGCTGCTGGCTCTTTCGCTGCCTTGGCTTCCTTAGCGATCGTGTACTCACGCACGATCTCGGGCTCCACTGTCGTGTGGTCCTTGAGGTAGCCGTTGCGCACTTTATACTCTTTGCCCGTACCGATGTCGCGCACCGTGGACCAACCGCCCTTGACGGCGATCACTTCAACTTGGTTACCGGTCTCGATGTTGATTGCTACTTGCATGATGATGTCCTCTATTAAGTGGTTGAAAAGATTCTATTATAACACAGGTGGGATAGTCTTGTAATTATTACGCAGCACCGGCACCGGACTCGTCGAACACGAGGTCCACGTACTGCTGGACGATGTGGTTCCAAGGGTGCTTGGGCCAGCTGACCATAAAGCCGTCGCCGCTTTGCTCCACTTGGCGGTGAGCCGCTGGGAGGCCCTCCATATTGCTGCCGCGTCCGATTCGGCAAGCTACCCCGCCGTGGCCACCGTGGCGTACGGGGGTCAGCTCGCGGTTGGCGATTGCGTCGATCAGGTCGAGTGTGTTGATAGTGCTCATTTTGTGTGTCCTCTATGAAGTTGATTGAGCCTCTATTATACTACCCGTGCGATAATTTGTCAAGTATTTGTCGCAGCTCGCTCACGCCACCGTTGCAGAAATGCAACACCCCGGCTCGCTTCCTCCACCGCTCCTGCACCGAGTGGTTAATGAATTTGGTCATAAGGATTATGTGCGCCATCGGGTGTGGCGACCGTTTCGACGCGTCGTCCACGTCCATCCACGCGATGTCCAGCCGGTCTTTGAACTCCCGGGTCATCTGCTCCCCGGTCTGGTTCAGCAGTCCGAGGATCAGGACGCCCGGGCGACCCTGTCGCGGCTGCGACACCGGTTCGGGGTTGTGCTTTGGTCGCTTAGCGTACTCGGCGTCGAACTGCCGCTCGATGTGCTCGGTCAGCTCCTCCCGGGGCATTGGAGCCTTGAGTCGCTCCGCGATCTTGTCGGCCAGCACGTCCAGCAGTTGCTCGAATATACCGGCGAGGCGCTCCGTGGTACCTTCCTTGCGCTCGGGCGCTGGGGGTGGGGCTGGTATAGCGACCATCTCGGCGAGCGTCTTCCGTGTCTCGTCTCGCTTCTTGCGGATCGCCATCCCGTTGCGGTGCGCCGCCTCGATCTGACCCTTGTAATTGAACACCCGCTGGTCGGTAATCTTGGCCCAACGGCTGGGGTCCAGTGTGTGACTTTGCGCCGACCTGAATGCGTCTTTGCGACCTTTGCTCGGGGCGTCGGCGAAGATCAGCTCCAAGCGCTTGAATACGGCCTCTTTCTCTTCTGCAGTCCATACGATTCGTGACATATTGTTTCCTCTATTCGTCTAAAAAATGCCGGGAGCATTGCTACCCCCGGCGAAGCTTCTTTGCATGGCAACCGCTCTCACGGTCGCCCCGATTCTACCACTCAATCCCAGTCGTCGGGAATATCGAAGTCGTCCGGGTCCGGATCGGCTCGCTCGAATCCGGTCCCCCGGCAATGGCTGCAGCTCGCGCCGTCGTACTGGCCCTCGCCCGTACCGTTGCAGTAGCGGCAGTACGTACCCTCATCGTCTTCGTCGTCTTCATGCATTTTCGGGTCCCTTCAATTTCCATTCGACTATGGCGTCCACGATTCGCACCGCCTCGAGCTGCTCGCGCCGGGTGCTGGCCGCTTGCATCTGGTCGGTGAGCTTCAACCCTTCGCCGATCAGTCGGTATTCCTCGCCCGTGCACCCGACCTTTTGCAGTCGTTCGTAGCGGTTGAGCACCGAGCGCATTGCGTCGGTCGCCCGTTCCATGCTTTCCCGCACCTCCGGGTTGTCGAACGTCTCCCCCGACATGACGTACCCCCAGTTGATCCGGAAGTTGATCGCACCGAGGGAGAATTCGTTACCGGTCCCGGCCATGATGTTGTCCAGCTCGGTGTGCGGGATGAACTGCAGGTCGAATTCGGACTTGGCCGAGTACCGGATCGTCACCGGCAGCTGGTTGCCGCCTACGTGCTTGGGCCGGTATTTTTTGCGGGGACGTTTGTTACCAGCCATTATGCGAACCAGCTCCAGATCTTGGGTGCGTTGATCACGGCCACGGCCAGTGCAAGGGAGGCTACCCACAAGATGCAGCTGAGCAATTCGCTTTCGCGGCGTGGCTCAATCAGCGAGGTCTGCAATCGCTCCATATCGGCCGACATCGGGTAGTCCCGGGGCGGCTCGTACCGGCACCCAATACGGATGCCAGTGCTCGTTGTGTAGGGCGTCACCCGGCTAGGGGTGGCGCACAAGTCGTCGTTTGCGCGTTCAATCATGCTACGATCTCCGTTGCGTCGATGTTCATCGAAACCACTGCCTTCATGTTCGCCTCGCACCACTCGTCGCCCAGTGCAGCACGGGCGGCGGCTGTGTCCAAACGCTCGGAGGTGATGAACTTGGTCTTGAGCACGTAGTGGTCGCCACGGTAGATGGTATCCACGCCGTCGCAGTCAGCGCGGAGCGCTTTTTTCAGCTCGTTGGCTCGCTTCTCGAGCGTCGCGATCTGCTCGCGCAGCGCGGCCAACTCGTCAATTACTGCTGCAGTGATTACGATTGCGGGTGTAGTAACTTTTGCCATGATGTCCTCTATTGGTTATCGCCGGAAGATCCCGACAACTGTATTATAACACAGGTGGGATAGGTTTGCAATCCCCCTATTTCGGGGGTATCCGGATCGCCACGATGTGGGCGTACCCGGCAATGTCGGCCCAGCTGTCCACGACGTTCGGGTCGCCGTTCAGAATCCGGGAGATCTTGTGCTGGATCATGTCGAGCGATTCGCGCTGGTGAGGGGCCAGCCGGTCCCAGCCGTGTTGCGAGCGCATGTAGTCTTTCAGGCTCTGCGCGATCTCGCCTTGAGTCGCGAAATCCCCGTACTGCTCACCGCGCTCGTCGGTGATGGCTTCGATGTTAACTGTCGATGGCTGCACTGGCTAGCCCTCCTTTTGCGTATCGGCCCTTAAGCGCTTCCTCAGCGCCCGGGTACCTGAGTAACTCTTGCACGATCTCTTCGGTCGTCGCGCCCTTTTGAATCCCGCCCATCAGCGCCTCGGTCGTACCAACACGACCAATCAGCCCGGTGCCCATACCACGGTGGGGGCTGTAGCGGTCGCCGACTCCCGGTGCTCCGGGCTTGAGCGAACCAGTACCTCGCTCGCGCATTTTGAGCGTGTAATCAGCCAGCTCGCCGGGGTCCATGGGGTGAGCCTGTGGAAATACGTAGTGGCGACCGAATTCCGCGCCGAGGTCGGCCGGATCCATCGACCCGTGAGCCTTGGCCATCTGCAGCTCTTTCAGCGCCAGCAGTCCGGTCTTGGCATCGTCGCTGTAGCGCTCGGCCGTGCGTGCGTCCAGCCCTTTCGCGGTAGGATACCCGAAACGCTCGAGTAGGATTCGGCGCAACACCTCGTCCTCCGCGTTGAAACGGTCCACACCACCCACGCCGGTGGATTCGAAAGGCAGCGGATCAATTTTGTGCGAGCCGGGGAAGAGCGGCAAGCCTCGGTAATCACCATGGCCGAGACCGTAGGACATCACGTTGCCCGGACGGCGCAGCTGGTTGGCACCGGTCAGATTGTCGATCGAATTCATGTCGCCACCGGCGCGAATCATGTCCCAAATCGCGTTGTAGCCGGGACGGCCCATGCCCTCGGGCATCAGCGACGTGTCGAGTCCGAAAGCACGCACGGGCTTCAGCGATTCGGCCTCCATGCGATGCAACATATCGATCTGCCCAGGGCTGTCCAGATCTGCGACAGGCTTGGCGCGGAAGGAAATCCCGCCTTTGTACTCGTGCTTGCCCGGTTCGGTGAACTGGATCTCACCGGCCATCGGCATCTCGCCCCGGTCCATCGCCGCCTTCCCTCGCTCGGTGTTTTGCAGCGGGTGAGGATTCACTCGAATCTTGCCTTCCAGCGGGTTGCCGGTGATCGTCTTGAACGCGCCTTCGCGATTCATTCGCTCCAGCACTTCCAGCGGCAATTCGTTGGGTCGCAGCTGGCGCAGCGCACTGGGTACGCGTTGTGCGCCGGGGACTGCGGCCAGCATTTTGTGGCCTCGACCCACACCCTCCATGAGTTCGTGGAAGGACATTCCGATTGTTTTAGGGTCCGCCATAATATACCTCGTCGCTGGCTGTCAGCGTGTTCATGTGTAACTCGATCACTGTTTGCATCGGCTCGCTGTAGCCCCCTGCAAGATTCCAAGCCAGTGGGATCCCCGCTTCTTCTGCTGCTCGGAACAGTGCCCGATCCCGTTTCATTAGCCCCAGTATCGACAGGTATCCGACCTCGTAGGGATCTTTTTTCCACGCGTCGGCACCGGCTTGGTACATAATTATACCCGGCCTGTGCTGCTCGATCAAGCCCCGGAAGTACTCGTACCATTGCGAGCGGTTGAACTCGTCCACCAGTCCGTGCATGGTCTCGCTGCCCACGTTCACCACGCGGTCCTCGTAGCCCAGCAGCTCGATGATGTCGGCCGTGCCGTCCCCGTAGTGGCCATCGCCATCGATGATCAGCACTCGATCGACCGCGCCTTTTTGCAGCTGCTGCGCCGCCGCGACCATCAGGCCGTTGAACGTGCAGTACCCGAACCCGTCGGACCAATGTGCATGGTGGAAGCCTTGACTCGCGGAGCACGCCACTGGATCGCGACCCTGCAGCACGTGTTCCACGGCTCCGGTGAAGGAGGCGACCGAGGCGAGCGCGTAACGCGCCAGCGCGGGATCGGTAGTGCCGAATCCGTTCGGTGTCGTGCCGTCCATCACCCCGGCCACGTAACCGCGATCGTGCGCTACGTACAGGGCTGCAGCCGCAAGGTCCGGGGGTTGAACCGGGAAGCGGCCTGACTGCCGGACGAACTCGGGGATCTTGTTCGTCGAGATGAAGTCGTGTTCGACCGCTTGGTCCGGATGGTAGAAAATCGGTGTTGCCATGTTTGTACTGCCCTCTATCGTGTTAATCCCCATTATACCATCCGTGCCATACCTGTGTCAATCCTCGGACCGACGCTCTTCGATCGCTTTTGCGGTCTCTTCCACATCGAACACCTCCACCGTGTCCACCTGTGGGTGCTCCCGGGTCGTGAATCGGAACCCGCAGTCGATGCACTCGCGGCGGCGCTTGGTGGTCTGGTCCGCATTTTGGTACGTAGTCGTCACTCGCGTGGCGTACCCGCATTTCACGCATTTCATAACCACCCCCCCATGATGCCGATGTCGTTACAGACCTTGCGCACGCCTTCGCGCACATCCAGTGCTGGCCACTCTTTCACTGCATCGTTCACCGCATTGGTGAGATTGAAGCGCAGCCCATCGAGCACGGTCTTGGCGTGTGCCCCGACTCCGTTGTCCTGCAAGAAGTAGATCGCCTCGATTAGGTCCGCGAGCTTCACGATCGTCTCGATCTCGGTCCCGGCCACCGTGCGCATCGCACCGGAGTGGTCACGATCCACGAGGTCTTCGGCCTTCTCCACGATGCCTTTGCCACCGGCCTCTTCGAGGAAGCGCTTGAACGGTGTGGGCATATCGCCCGTACGTACCTCGATCAGGTCGTGCGACAGCGCGTGCTGCAAGAGCTTGAGCTGTAGCCCGTGGTGCATCAGTCCGGAGTAGCGCATCGCAGCAGCGAGCGACCCGGCCAGCACGGCCACGGCGAATGAGTGCTCCGCCAGCGTCTGCTCGCGGGAGGTCTGCACGATGTGCCAGCGACGGACGTGGCACGCTCTTAATTGTTCAGCTGTAGTTAAGCTCATTTGTTATTCCCCTTGTTGAGCATCATACGTGCGATCTGTTCAACATAGCTCATATGCTCTCCGATGTCCTCGCCCAACTTCACATTAACTAGAAGTCCATCTTTGTTCTTCAAGCTTGCAATGGCGATCAATAATGCTTCGGCGAACCCATGCTCGGTCGTCAAGTCTAAGCTGTTTATCATTTTCTGCGAAAAGTCGTTCATTGTTTTACTGCCTGTAGTCTGCGGATTTGGTCCGCGAATTGATCCCCGGTCATCTCGTCGAAGAGCTGGAACTCGTACTCTTTGGCCACGTGCTCGAGAATCGAATTCCAGATCTTGCGCACGGCTTCGCGGTTCTCGGTGTCCTCGGCCCCCAGCACGCTGCCGAAGAATGTGTCGTACCAGCCGTTGAATGCATCATTTCGTGTCGACATGGCGCATGATCCTCGTGTTCTCATCGACCTTCCAGCCGCGTTTTTCGTTGATGTCCATCTTGTCCTCGATCGCCTTGTGCACGTCGATACCGTTCTTGTGCGCGACGTCGAGTAACAAGATCATGATGTCGCCCATTTCGAGCGCAGCTTTCGGGTTACGGGCGTACTCCCCCACTTCTTCGTAGAGCTTAAGGAGGATATCGGCCGTCGTACGGTTCGGAAAATTCGTGTCTGCCCAGCGAGTAATACGATCTTGGAGCTGGCGGATATCGGCACCGCCTCGCTTTTTGTACGCATTGACTGCACGTACTGCAAGATCCGCGTTCTTGTCACAATTACTGAGAATTCCTCGCAGATGATGACGTACTTCGAAAGACGCGATGGTAGCGCCTTTCGCGTCGACGATCTGAGCGCCATTGATTGGGTCGGTTGACCACGGGAGTTCATTGATTTCATCGGTGTGTACGGTTGATTCAACTTGCAGCATTTTTGATTTCCTTCCAGATAGTTACGATTTTTTGCATACGCTGAGCACGGTCCCCTTGGATCTCGTGCACATCTTGGTACGTCGGGCCAGTCCCGATCCAGCGCACTTGTGTGTCTTTGCGCTCAATACGCTGAATAATGTCGATCAGCTCGACCTCGGTGCGCACGTAGTTCACGAAGTTGAGGAACACCTCGTACACGCCGTTGTGGTCGATCGCCTCTTTGATCTGCTGACCCGAGAATGTGAAGATTCGGCGTGGCAGCTTGGTCACTGTAGTCAGCTCCGTCTTTTGCCCGATCGACTCGAACGTGATCTCCTCTTGGTCGTCGTAGCAGGGGCCGGAGTAGCCCACCTGTGTGCCTTGGTCGTCGAATCGATTGGCCACGCGGATCGGGTAGGTACGGCACGTGCCGAGCGCTCGAATCTTGGTGATCTTGTACTTGTCCAGCACATCAGCGGCTTGGATACCGGAGTCGGCGAGGATCTGCCAAATCGACACGTCGCGGGAAGTGGTGAATGGATAGAATCCGTGGTACATCGACAGCCCGTAGCCCTGCGCCCCCTCGACCAGCACGTACTCGGAGTCTTTCAGCTCTTTGCGGTATTCATCCACTGTGCAGACGTAGTCTTTCAGCTCTTTACATCCCGCTGCCACGTTTTGGTCGTCCGGGTTGCGGCGAATGCGCTGGATCATTGCTGCACCCACGCCTTTTTTGGTCGAACCGATCTTGGTCATTGGCCCGGCCTCTTCCTCGATGTGACGCTCGGTCACGATTGCGGCGTGCGGGTGAATGTAGATTTGGATGTCCTTCTTCTCGATGATGTCGCGGCACTGCTCGATCTCCTCCAGCAGCTGCGCGGGGTTAATCAGCGAGCCGGGGCCGAGGAACACTTTGCGCACGGCGGGTCCGACGATGCCGTTGGCGAGGTGCGTGTGGATGAACTTGCGGCCATCCTTGGCGATGTAGGTGTGGCCCGCATTCGGTGCCCACCCGGTGACCACTGCGTCGTACGGGCCGTTCTCGGCGAGGTAGCCCACGAGGAGGCCCTTACCGGTGCTGCCGTATTGCAGGTCTACGATTACGTCTACTTTATCCATGGTTACTCATCCTTTTGCTGCGAACCAGTCTTCACCAATGCCCCAATCGCAGGTAATAGGGACACGGAGTTTAATCGGACACTCGACACCGTCGAATGTTGTGTATATACGGGCGACCTCGTCGGCCTCCGCTTTAGCGTCGTTATCGAGCGAGATACCGACCTCGTCGTGCACGGTCAGCAGAAGCCGTCCGCACTCTTTCGCTTTGAGGTACTTGTGCAGCTCGATGAGCTTGACCTTCATGCAGTCCGCACTGGTGGCTTGGTAGATCAGCCCCGAGGCTTTGTGCACGAATTGGCCGCCGGGGAAGTGGATACGCCGTCCCATGATAGAATGTACATATCCCCGCTCCTTCGCGATCGAGGAGGCCTTGATTTGTGTGTTCCGCATCCCCGGGTTGGCCGTGTGGTACTTGTCGAACAGCTCCATTGCCTCCGGTCCGGCCTTGAGGTAGACGTTGCCGCCCGGCCCCACCTCCTCAGTGTACGGCAATCCGCACTCCTGCGCCAGCCGCCCGGACCCCATGTTGAACGCGAGACCGAGGTTGATCGCCTTGGAAGACGGGCCACCGGCGTACTGCGCGTTTCGTGGGATCCCGGTCATGTCGCTCACGAGTTGGTGGAAGTCCAGCTGCGGATTTTGTCGGTAAGCCTCCAAAATCGCGGGGACCTGACCGTAATGGTTAGCCACTCGGAATTCAAATTGGGACCAATCCAGACCCAACCACTGTGCGCCCACATCGGCCTTGAATATTGGACGAACAAGTGACTTAATGGCATGGTCTCGACTTGGAATCTGCTGCAAAGCGGGATTTGTAATCGATAGCCGTCCGGTACCCGTACCAGCTTCGGCGTCATTCTTAGTCTGGTTGTAATTGCAATGAATGATGCCATCATGCTCGTGCCCCAAGATGTGTCCGCTCAGGAAGGTGTCGCGGGTCTTGAGCATTTTGCGCAAGTCCAGGATCATCTTCGCGGCGGGGTGCTTCATGCGACGCAAGCAGTCGGCGTTGATGGACGCCTTGCCCCCGTCGGTCTTGTCGGCTTTCGTGCCGTCGTTCAGGTACCACTCGTTGTCTTCCCCGATCTTGGGTTCGAACAGCTGCGCGATGCTTCCGGAAGGGTTCGGGTTGACCTCGAAGCCCGCCATCCTATTAAGGTCCCGCTGGGTGTCGTCGATGCGAACGGTGAGGCCACGGATGGCCTTCTCGGCCTGTTCCACGTCCACTCGCACTCCCTGCTCTTCCATGTCGATGATCACGGGGAACAGATCGCGCTCGAGCTGGTGAACTTGGTGCAGATTCTGCCGCTCCATCTCCCCGCACTGCCACTCGTAGAGCGCCCGGGTGACGATCGCGTCCTGAATCGCGTACTTGGCCACCATTTGCACGGGGGCGCGGGAGATGTTGGGCATCTGCGCGTTGCGCGTTGCTCGGCCACCGAACAGCTTGGCCATCTCCTCGTAGATCTCCTCGTCCTTCTTCGCTCCGGCGTATTTGCGCCCGAGGAAGTCCAGCGCGTAGGTGGGTTCGTGCTCCGAGATCAGGGCGGCACGGGTCATCGTGCAGTCGATCCGGTCGGTGGGCATGGCGAACCCGGCTTCGCGCAGAAAGTGGTAGTCGAACTTGAGATTGTGGCCGATCCACATCCCTACCCGGTCCTCGTCGATCAGGCTGCAGAGCCAGTCGATGACTTTCGGGTCGGTGCGGACATCCCAGTAGTAGCCGGGACCCTCGGGGAGTGCGATGGAAATGCCGAACAGCTTGTCCGACCACCACTTCAGCCCCGTGGTCTCGGTGTCGATCACCATATAGGGGACCGAATCAATGCGTGGGAAGGTCGACATCTTAGAAAGGGATGTCGTCGGAGTAAGTGTCGTCGTAGTCCTTCGGGTTCGACGATCGACCGGGGGTCGTGCTGTACCCGTCTTTGCGATTAATCTTGATGGAGAAGTATTTTTTGCCTTCCATCTTACCACCGGGGCGACCCTCGTTCACCCACGCGGAAAGCCAGTAATCCGTTCCCTCGACGTTGATCGAGCCGGAGAACTCGGGGTGCTTGTCGGTCTTGCGGTTCTCGTTCCGCGCCATCATCCCGGAGTTGGTGTTGTCGTATGTTGCCATTTTGGTCCTCTATCGGTTGTTGAAGTCTCTATTATAACACGGGTGGAATGCCCCCGCAACGCTCATAATTTGTATCCGTTGTAGCCCTCCACAATGTCTAGCACTCGCTTGGAGCGGGTCATGCCGACGTACCACACTCGCAGTTCGTCGTCCGGGTTTTTCTCCGCGCTCTGCCCCACCCGGGTGGTCATGTCCGTGAGAAGTATGACGCGATCAGCTTCATGCCCTTTTGCAGCATGGATAGTTGAGAGTCGTACTGTTGGTGGGGTGTCGAGGTCCGCGTCGGTGTAGAAGTCAACGACCCGTCCGGGGACTTGAAGTGCAACCCAGAAGGGAAGCTTCGTAATCGCTGCATAGTCGTTTCGCTCAAGAGCTGCTCGAGTACTTCCTGTGGCAATCGTGTGGATACTATTGCGTTCCCCATCGCTGAGCTTCTCCCCACGGCCGAGCTTGCGGAAGGCCCGAATTGCAGCGGCGAATCGATTTTGATACATTCCGGGGCGACCCGTTTCGCGTGTGTACGGTATGCGTTGCTCGATGAGCGATTGCTCAACTTCGCGAAGGACCGAATGCGTCCGTCCCAGCAGAAGTATATCTTCTCCATGCGTGATGTCCACGGAGTTGATCGACCCGTGAACTCGGACCAGTCCCAAATCCGCTCGGGGACTGAATTCCTTATCCACTCGGAGACCCACGCGACGGATGAGGGCTTGAGATCGTGCGTGGACTGCAGCAGGAAGTCGATGCGAGAGCGAGAGAACATGGCTATCACCCTTATGCTTTTGCGTGAATCGTGCCATACCGTGCGCATCTGCACCGGCCCACGTATAAATCGCCTGATCATCGTCCCCTGCGATGTGCACTTCATCAGCACGTCGAACGAGCTTCTCGATGACACTCCACTGAAGAGGTGATAGGTCTTGAGCTTCGTCGACAAATACGACTGCGGCATCTGACTTAATCGCGCCACGGGAGGCTCGTTCAAGCATGTCGGTAAAGTCGTAATAGCCATACGTAGATTTCCAGTCAGCGTATGCCCGTACGAATGCATTGAATTCGGCACGGTTGCCCGGCCGATCCGAGATGTCGTAAACCTCCGCCGGGTTGGAAAAGGTGTTCCGGGCATAGTTGAGTATGTCAAGGTAAAAGTCTCCATCTGCTCGCTCCTCGTCGTCCTCGGGGGACTTGCCAATGATCGGAATCCCCATCACAGTGGAGAATTCCCGCAGCTTCATGCTGTCCACTACCTGCGTTTGTCGCATTCCCATTGAACGGAATGCCATCGCGTGGATAGTGGACACGTTGTCGGACCGCTTGAGTCCGAGCCTGGACAGGGCCTCGGAGGCCGCAGCACGGGTGAAGGAGACGAAAGCGACTCGTTCGGCTTGAACGCCCGAATCGCGCACGTGTTTCACTCGACGCAGCAGCTCCGTGGTCTTGCCCGTGCCCGGGGGTCCGTAGAGTGCATGGACTTGCATTACGCCTTATTCTCGTCCAGTTTGTGATCGCCGCACCAGTCATTGATGTAGACTACCGGGTAGCCATTCATCGTCGGGGCGTGACGGCGACATCGGCCCAGCTTGTACAGATCGCCTTCTTTCATGCTCTCAGTCTTCTTGGGTACGAACCACATACACGTGGCGCAGGACATGTTGGCGGAGCGGTGTTTCCATGGATCCATGGTTAACCCCGGTAGGTGATACCACGGACCGCCCACATACTGGCGGTCTCGGCGTTGGTGATCGCCACCGACATCATGCGTTGAACCTCCGCGTCGTGGTAGGAATCGCGCAGAATCTTGAGCATTGCGATCGTGCCGTCGAATGCAGTCTTCACAGAATTCACGCGGCGAACTTCGTCGGGACTCAGGGGCTGATAACCGATGACTTGCTCAGGAGCTTTCGCGGGTTCTTGACCCGCTGGAACCGCAGGGGTCTCCAATACTGTCTCGGTGATCGGCTCGGTCTTGGTGGTGTCTACGAAGCCCTCAGGCACATCGGTGGTTTTTGGTTTAGTCGCCATGGTTTACTCCTTAGTTGCGGGGAACAGTTCGGCCAGCACTCGCTCGTACTGAGCTTTGCGACGCTCGAGCAGCGCGACCTTGTCGAGCTTGTCCAGCAGCGCGGGGAAGCTGATCTCCTCTTTGGCGCACGACTCCTGCACTTCGGCTTCGAGGCGAATCAACTCGTCGTCCAGCTTGGCCATTTCCAGCTCTGCTTGGCTGCGTACCTTGCGTGCGCGGATCGGGGCGAGCGACTCGGCGAGCTTTTCTTTCGACATCGCGATGATCTCTGCGAATGGTTTCAATTTCATTTCAATTCTCCAGTAGTAAAAGTTTGTTGCTTGTGAAGCTTGGCTCGGGGGCCTTGCTCGTTTTCGGGGCTTCCGGGATCAGTCGATTCATCTCATTACGATAACGACGATCTTGCTCGTGTTGTACGCGTTGACGCTCCTGCTCATGCCAGCGCTCGGCGTAATATCTCTGCTCCATGGACGACATCCGTGACCACTCGTACGAGGGGACACCGAACACCGTATCGCTGGCTATGTTGTAGCCGTGGTTATACATCGGGCCGCTGGTGTTGGTATTCACCATCCCGATCGTGCCACCGGCGATGGTCGTACCGGTGAGGGTTCCGTTCGTGACTGCCATGTGTTCCTCCTATGAAATGGGGGCCGAAGCCCCCGTTAATCAATACTCGGTTTCAGCCGCCTCGGCCACTTCACCGTCGTAGTCGTTAGAGACCTTCACGCCACCGGCGCGGATTGTCTCGTACAACTTCTCGGCACGCTCGTAGACTTCTTTTTGTACAAAACCCAGCGGGGCGATGTTGAAGTTGAAGTACGACTCGTTGCGAGCGTTGGTCTCGGTCGTCGCCGACAACTTGTAGGCGCGGGCGAACGAATCGGTGTTGGTCATGCGAATCAGGGAATTCCAACGCTTGGATACCTTCATCTTGGACTTGGCCATCGAGATCACCGCTTCTTGCCACTCGTCGCCAAAACGCACCAGCACGAAGTGTTGGGCGGTGTCGGAGACCTCCAGACCCTCTTCGCCGAGCTGCGCGATTGCGTCGCGTGCCAAGGCCTCACTGGCGAATGCGCCACGGAAACCGTTGCTGCCGCCACCACCGGCTTTGCGATCTTTCCACACGAGGAATTGCTTGGTGTAGTACACCGGCACCACTGTGACTGACTCGCCGTAAAGTACGCGGGTGACGTTGTTGTACAACATCCCTTCGTCTGCGCCCTCGATGTAGGCCGCATCAGTCTTTTTACGTGCTGGGGACAGGGCTTGGATCAGCTCAATGCGGGGGATGATCATGTCATCGGTCGTGACATTCTCAGCGCCTCGCGCTTGACCGGTCTTGAGCCATTCAGGTACGTCGTTAGTTACTACTTCGAACGATTGCTCTTGCACTGCTACTTGGTTCTTTGCCATTTCTGGACTCCTAGTTACATGCACACATTGTGTGCGGGGTTACCCGGCAGGATTGCCGAATTGGGGTGGGGGACGTTACTGCGACGCGGGGCTCGGTACCGAGCAGGTTTCCTTTATCCGCCGCTGGCCACGCCGTCCCCCATAACTTATGTACGCGTGATCGCGGCGCGTGTGAATGGGGAGACGTTGAGGAGCGCTTCCGGTACTTCCTCGCCCGCCTTGAACATGCCCTTCACCGCTGCCTTGAGCGTGGAGGGGTTAACATTTTCTTGCAGCAGATCGCCACGGCCATTGTCGCGCAGCCACTCGAAGAACTGCTCTTTTTGGTCGGCCTTAATCGACACGTGCATGTCGGCGGTGAGCGACACTCGGCCGATACCCGCGATCGTGATGCGGTCCACGCCGTCCTCTTCCATCTTCGCTGGCACCTTGGTGATGCGCAGGAAGTCGTATTCCTTGTTAATCAGCTTGAGTTGCGCCTCGAGCGCTTCCTTGCGATTCTGCAGCGTGGACATCGCGTGGATTAGCTCGTTGAGCACCATCGTGTCGTAGTGCGCGTATTCGTTTTGTTGTTCAGTAGACATTGCGGGTTTCCTCTATAGAGATTCTGATGGGGGTGTACTGGCGGTCTCGGTTGTTCCACTTGAGAATGTTGAAGGTGCTTCCCTTCTCTCGAGCAAGAGCGAACACCAAGCCAGCAAGAATTGGCGATCCACTTGGGGCAATGAAGTCAACTCCCGGATCATACTCAGCGAATCGGCTTCGGATAAACGCGATGAGCTTTCGATTATGGAGGGAGTCGGGTACATTGCTTACCTCACTGGTGGACAAGAACACGGGTTCGCCGAAACGTTCGACGTCTTGGTAATTGGCGGTCATCACTTCTTGCGTGATGAACACTTTTGGCAGTTGATTCATTCCTCTATCCTTCGTGGTCTATGTGCTCTATTATACATTACGCCAGCGCACCGAGGAAGTTATTCTCGTTTCGGTTATCGATGCTTGTGCGCACGAACTCCGACACGTCTTTCTTCTCGCGCAGCGCTTTCACCACAGTCTCGTCCACAGTGCCTTCGGCGATCAGGTCGATGTAGGTGACAGAGCGCGTCTGCCCGATGCGGTGCGCACGGTCCTCGGACTGCTCACGATCGGTGAACGAGAACGAATTGGAGAAGTATACGACCAGCTCTGCAGCGGTCATATTGAGACCCACGCCACCGGTGGCCGCGTTGCCCACGAGGAATCGCGCCTTTTTGGTCTGGAACAGCTCGCGCACGTTGTGGTGCCGATCGTCCTCGGAGATGCCACCGTGAATCTCGACTACTGCGTCGCGCCCGTACTTGTCGCGCAGTGCCTCGCAGACCATCGCGATCTCTTCCAAGTAACGGCACCACACGATCGTGGACACCCCGTTCTCCTCAGCGATCGCGAGCAGCTCCGCTACCTTGGGATTGCGTCCGGGGATTCGGCAGTGGTCGAATTTCTCGGGGTTGTACAGATCCGGGTTGCGCTCGTAGGTGATGATACCACCGGCGATCTCTTGGAGCCTGAGCATTCGCTCGAGTACGGTTTTGACGGTGATTCCGCGATCCCCAGATACCGTCTTGTCACGCTTAGCAATGTCTTTATATAGTCTTTTCTGTTCATCTGTCATCTCTACTGTGCGGGTCTCGAAGATCTTCGGCGGCAGCTCGGTGAGCACCTCGGACTTGCGTACTTGGTAAATAAAGGGCGAGATCAGCTCGATCAGCTCCGCGAGGTTTTGATACCCCACGACCTGCTTGCTCTCGTACCCGCCCATGATCGCGTACCGGTTGCGGAACGAGTAGAAGTCACCGATCCCGATGATGTTGGGGTCGAGGAACTCGAACTGCATGAACACGTCCATGGGGCCATTGGCCACCGGCGTGCCGGTCATAGCGATTCGGTACTTGCACTCGCGCCCGAGCTTTACGCAGTTCTTGGATCGCACCGCGTTGTGCGTTTTGATCATGTGTGCCTCGTCCACGATCATCGCGACCCGGAGGCTGACGCTCACGAACTTCATCGCAAGGTTAATCGCGTTGCCAGCGGCCAGCGATTCGGTCCCCACGATCAGCACCTTCAAGCGACCGTCGGTGGTGGTGTTCCACGTGTCGAACGCCTTGGCCTTGGTGGTGTCGAGGATCATCACATCGGCGTCCAGCGGGCAGTGTATCCCCACCTCGTCCTGCCAGTTGCGACGCGTCGAGAACTTGGTCACGACGATCAGCCGCTCCACGTCCCCATTAATGTAGTAGGCCGACACGAGGTCGAGCGACGTCTTGGTCTTGCCGGTACCCATGTCCATGTAGAACGCGAAGGTGTTCTTGCCCCACGCGTGGTCCAGCCCCTGTCGCTGGTAGGCACGCGGGGTGGTCTTGAACGGGTACATTACCGGGAAGGGATCTACCTTTCGCTGTACGCGCTCGATAGTGCGCACTGCCACTTCGCGAGCATCGACTGTAAAAAGGTCATGCCCAAAATTAGCAAGCAAGAACTCGCTGTTAGCCCGTAGAGCAGGAGCTGTCCAAACGCGGCGACGAGCATCCCAACGACGATTAGGGATCGCACGAACTTTGTCCACCATCCATGCAGGAGTGTGGATAACGAAGCGGCTAGTTTTTGCATCATAGTCAATCTGTACATTAGAATTCGGAGCGGAAGACGGGATCATCTATTTTCACCTCATGTTCTTCAGTTATAGGAGCGTACCAAACGTTAATGGGCTTGCCGCCCGGGATTCGGAGCTTGTCGTGGTCGGCTCCACAGTCGCGACGTAGCGCGATCCACAGGTCCATTCCCGTCATCACCTCGGCCTTGTTGCGCTTTAGGAACTCGGAGAATGCAGTGCCACGGAATACGACGCAGCGCACGCCATTGATCACCTGCACCACTGGGATGTTCCGGGTCAGTGCCTTACGGTCCTCGGTGTTCATACCGTCCGAAGTGAGATCGGCCTTTTGAATGAACTCGTTGAACTTGGCCGCGATAATACCTGATGCGGACGCCTCTTTCGGCACTTCCACCACTCGCAGTGTCGGCACCAGTGGGTCCAGCACGCGGCGACGCCACACCTCCTGCGAGATCTTCGGTATGTTGACCTTGAGCTTCTCGAAAATGAGGTTACCCATCGCGGCCGGATCGCGCAGGATGATCGTGGGGATGTTCGCGATTAGAATGCCGTTAACGTGGATGCCCCAGCGCGGAGGGTCCGACTGGTACTCGATCAGCTCGGTGAACTGCGGCAGCGAGTCCTGATTGTCCAGATCTTTCGCCTCGTCCATCGAGATACCGAACTCGCGGGTAACGCAGACCTTGCGGTCGCACAGGGACTTGCAGGGGTCGTCGCCACATTTGTACAGGTAGTCACGCCGGGAGGCCGAGCGGATCACCTTCTTGGCCTCGGCTGGACCCAGCGGCTTGTCGAACATTGTCTTGTTCAACTCCATCGCGTCGTCGAAGAACGAATCGGGGCGGGCACGCTTGAGGTACACGACCACGTTGTACATTGCGTCGTTGCGGGAGCCGGACTCGATCCCGGTGTGAATCATCTTTTGGATACAGGGTGGCGCTTCCAAGTGCTCGCGCATCGCCATCGATTGCAGCTCGTCCACTGTCACGCGCTTGGACTGCGCGTAGGAAATGAACAGCTCGAACGACATCCGGTTGCCCTTTTCATCCACGGCGTAGCGGACGGTGTCGTCGATGTTGAAGTAGCACAGGTTGATCCAGTTACCGAGCGACTTCTCGCCGCCGGACGTCACCAGCGAATCCTGCTTGGGGAAAATATCCACGTGATTCTTGATCTGGAGCATGTCGCGCCAGCTGTTGAGCAGTCGAATCACCAGCTTGGCCGGGAGATACTCACTGCCGAACAGGTACAGGTGTGCGCCCCCGGACTTGGAGCGGGTCGGCACCAGCGGGAGCCGGTAGTGCTCGATCTTCTCGGCCAGCGCTGCGATGTCCACGTCGGAGCCGTCCGACCCTTTGCCGTGGTTGTCCACGTCGATACACCCGAACATCACTGTGCCGCCGTCGGTGATCGGAACGACCCCTAGACCCATCGTGCCGTTCAGGTGCGCCTCGTAATGCGCGAGTGTGACTTCCTCCTTCTCCGTCACCATCTGCCCGTTCTTGGGATCCCACTGACCAAAAGAACGCAGATTACCGGAGAACAGATTGGCGAAGTCTTCTGCTAGACTTGTCATTTTCAATTCCTCTATTCAGACTATTGACACCACCTCGGTGGGCTGGTAGAATTATAACACTCAGCCATCGGAACATCAATACTCACCGTTTGTTCCACCGTTCCATAGCAATGGAACACATGATGGAACACCCTTCCCCATTCGAAGAACGGCATCGCTGTACCATTGTTCCACGCGTACGCGGGGAATGTTCTGTCGCAGACTTGCGACATATCCCCCCTATATATAATGGAACGGTGGAACAGCGGAACACGGGGCATCGGAGCACCGAAGGACGCGGCTTCCGAGGCTGTCGGCCGTTCCATCGTCTGTACCATCACTGTGGAACACGGCGGGGTCTCCAGACGCCCAGCCCCCTCTCACCACCACTCGGGGTATTCCGGAGTATTCTCGCGTACGCGCACGGGTGAAGAGAAGCCCTCCGGAGGGTCTCCGGGGGTGTGGGGCTATATCAGTACCTTACTGCCCGAGCGACTGCAAGGGAGAGGGTGCGGGACGGTCCGGCTGGGCCATTCCGGATAGCTCGATCCTAGCCGCCGGGGCCATGCTCTCCTCGGGGTACTGATCCTTGGGGGAGCGAGCGGCAGCGAGACCGCCGGTCAGGGCAGCGCCGGTGCCGGTGACGCCGACTGCACGGGTCAGGTCGGCTTCCTGCTGCTTCAGACTTTGCATAATGCTGTCGAGCACTGCGTCGGTCTTGGCGGCGGGGGTGAGGAGCTTCTGCGCTGTCGGGGCACCGATTCGCTCGGGGACACCGAGGAGGTTCGGGAAGCGGTTGCGTGCGGCCTCCATCGCTGCGGCCACGGGGCGACCTTGCAGCAGAGCGGTACCAGCACCCACGGCCCCTGCGCCTTGAGCCTCGAGATCTGTATCCAGGGGTGTCTTACGGAACCCGGCTTTCTCAGTGCCGAGCATCATTCGCTCCTCGTCGAGGCGTTGCTTGAACAGGTCGAACGCATCATCGTCGCGGAACGCACGGCGCAGCTTGGCCTCCATGTCACGAGACAGGATAGTCTTGGCGGGGTCGGCGGTTGGTCCGGCGGCACGGAGCTTCTCGAGCATGGCCTGAGAGATACCGGCGCGGAATGCGTCGTACTCGCTCGGCGAGTCCTTGAATCGATCCACGAGCTTGCGCATCTCCATCTCGGGGAGTTGGTAGATCCGCTGGCCTTCCTTCATCGCGGTCAGCATCTCGGAGTCACCAGCGAACGCCTCGCGAGCGATCTTGTACTCGGGCGCTGCCTTCTCCATGTCCTTGAGCAGTCGTTCCTTCATGCCAATCAGAATCTTGGCTTGGTTCGCCGTCCGATCGCTGGTCATTGCGCTTTCGATCATGTCGTCCAGTGCCAGCTTGGTCTCGTGCAGGGCGCGGAGTGTGTTCTTGGGATCGGTAATATCGATACCTTGATCCTCCATGCGGCGAGCGCCCGCCTTCATGGCTTGCTGGAAAGACGGCAGGTTACGCAGCCGGGCAATGTCGGGTGCGGTTGCAGGGCTGAACGACGGAGCGGCATCCCACGCGGCTTGGTAGAGCGCCTCGGCGTCGGTTGAACGCTTCTTGATCAGGTCGGTCACGTCCGTGTAGAAATCCTTGGACCCGGACATTAGAGTGCGCAGGTCTTCCGAGACACGGGGGATACGTTCCACCTCGCGGCCAGCCAGCGCGGCCTTGGTCTCGCGGCGTGCAGCACCGGGCGCAGCGGTTGAGCGGCGCAGCAGCGCGGCGGTGTTCTCGCCGATGTCGGCCAGTGTGGCCTCGCCACGTGCCATCGCCTGAATCTTGGCCACGGCTTGGTCAGGGGTTAGCCCGTCCTTCTCCAGTGCCTTCACGATTGCGATGTCGGCGGCTTTGTTCGCGTCGCCGAAACCCATCGATTGCTTAATCTTTTGAAATGCGGGCATCGCCACGTACTTGCCGACTAGGCCGAGTGCGCCAGCGGTAGCACCACCGGCGACCGTACCCTTGGCTACCTCGCCGCCCCACTCGGAAGCGGGCTTTTCGGTCGTACCCAGTGCTGTTGCGCCACCAGCGACCGCCCCGGTACCGGCCATACGGCCAACAGTAGGGGCCTTGCCGAACAGGAGCGCCGCAGCTTTAGGACCGAGCGTCTTGGCTACGCCACGAGCAGCGCCGGGGATCAGCGATGCACCGCCGGTGAGAACAGCGGGCGCGATACCGCCAGCGATCTCGGCTGTAGTAGCGGCCACCGGGTGCTCCTCGCCGTACTTGCGCAGTGCTTCACGCTCGGACTTTACGAGGTCTTCGTACTTACCGTGGCCCATTGCGGATCGCATCCCGGCCACCAATTCGTCACCGAACCCGAAGGTCAGACCTTGTAGCGCTTGACTACCCGCACCAGTGGAGAAAGGGGCGGGGCGAGGAGCGGCTGGGCGAGAAGTCGCGGGCGCGGCAGCGGGAGCTGCGTTCCCCATTTTTTGCGCCGTGAAGCGGCTAATCACTGCCTCCGGCGTGTTGTCGGGGAATTCGTAGATCGCGCCGTTAATAACTCGCTCGATTGTCATTGCTGTTCCCTTCCTTGGGCGTCGACTTTAACGCGGGGCATTGAGAAATACTGCTGGTAGGAGATGCGGCCGGGATTAAGCTTGACCGCACCCTTCTCGTCACGTGTCGTGATCGGGTTCGCTTCCAAATACTTGCGCCACTGAGCCTGTGCGTAGGGTGTGATAGCACCGTTCACCGCCGCGTAGTTCTGCAGGTAGTTGTTGTAGTCCTTGTCGCGCTGGCGTTGCGCAAGGTTAAACTCGATGATGTTCTTGTTCGTACTTGGCTCTTTGTCTGCGCTGAATGTACCCAGTTGCATCCACTTGAGGTCAGCGTTGGAGACGTTAGAGTCGCCGGGGATACGGTTCATCTTCGCAGCCTTAGCGGCCAGCGAGTCGAATTCGTTGATCTTGGCACGATCGCCTGAGAACAGCTTCGCAGCATCACCCACGCCGAGACCCATCCCGTAGGTGTACCCGGTGCTGATCTCGGAATTGAGCTTCAAGGCGCGCTTAAGGTCGGTAATGTCGTCGTCCACTGTGCTCAGTGCCGGTGCGACCTTCTCGTTAATATACTTATTCGCCTCGGCCGTATCATGCTCGCGCTTCTTGGCAATCTCGATCTTGTTAAGACCAACGTATGCCGCTTTAGGATCGATTGGCACACCCACTTCGTTCGCCTTACCAGCGATCGCGTTAAAGTCGCCTTGACGAATATGCTCGTCGATCTCCTGCTTAGTACGCAGAGTCTGCGCTTGCTGCTGCGCGATTGCGGTTTGCTTCGAAGATCGCTCCAACCCCACGTCGATCTGCGCTTGACGCTGAGCCTTGGCACGGCCCTCAGGAGTAGAGAGGTCGAAGCCGAACTTGGCAGCGATATCGCGAATACCCTTGGTGTCCTCGAACAGTTTGAACTTGGCCGAGAATGCCGGGTCGGTAAGCGACACACCCTCACTGGCTGCGAACGCTTTCATCTCGGGCGTGGCCTTATCGACGGCCAGCAGCTCCTTGATGCGGGCGATACCTTCGGGCGAGTTAGGGTTGATACCCTCGGAGCGCACCTGCTGCTGGTAAGCGGTCTGCTTGGGAGTAAGTTTGGACACCACGTTGAGGCCCAACTTCGCCGCTTCGGTCTCGTCCTTCAGTGCTGCATTAGCCAGCTCGTAGCGCATTTGCGCCAATCTCGCATTGCGGTCGGCTTCCGCTTCTTGTGCTTTGGAGTAGCTACCAGCTGCAGTGCCGAGTGATTCACCGAAAGAGCCGGTCTTGGTCGGTGCGAGAAAGCCCTGCGCCAGTGCCAGCATAGAGGGGTCGATACGACCCTTGCGGTCGGCCAGCGCGTCCTTCATGTACTGGCGTGCTGCGTCCACTTCAGCCTTCGCGGCCTTGTACGACTCCGTGTCCGCTCCCATTGCTTGACGACCGAGAGCCGAGAGCGACACCGAGCCGATCTTTTCCGGATCGACATTTAGCATCTGCGCCAGCAGTGGGCTGTAGCTGTCTGCGGTTTCGTCTGACATATTACTCTCCTTCGCCACCGGCGATTGGGACTACGTTGCCACTGGAATCCGTGTAGTTGCCAGTCGACGAATTGTAGTAAACATTTGTACCTTCGGCGTTAACACCAGCGTAGGATGTTGTACCACCCGTGGGCGTCAGCAGACCGGAGATGTATTTACCAACGTTGGCCAACGAGCTGCCGACACCGGATGCAGCACTAGTGCCACCGGCACCTGAGGCGAACAGGGAACCGAGGCCCGCGATTTGAGCCAGTGGCGATGTGCTGTAAGCACCGGGGATCGGTGCATTTGCAGTCTCCGACACTGTGCTCGGCACTTTAACGTTTGCGTAGACATCGGCTGCGCTCTTGGCTGCGGCCACTGGTGCGAGAATCTTGGACTGCTCGAACTGTTGCTGTTTCGAACCGAGACCGTACTGCTCCTCGAGCGACTTGATAGCGGCCTCCAGATCAGTCTGTGCCACTCCGCGTTCGGTCTCAGCCGCTTGACGGTAAAGGCCCGACTGAGTACCAGCGGTATCGATCGCTTTATTGTACGCGGTCTCCAGCGCTTTCGTCTGCGCCCCGGTCAGGTTCGCTTGAACATCTGCGCCCATCTGGCCCAGTGCGCCCATCATGCGCTGCGAGCCGGTACCGCCGGTTCCGACAAAAGCGCCTTTGAGCGAGGGGAGCAGATTGCGCTGCAGGTTCTGCTGGCTCAGTCGCTCCATCTCGTCCACGACACCGGGGACCTTAACACCGCCTGTGGTAGTGAAACCGCTGGTGTAGGGGTTGAGGTACTGCTGAATCATCTCGGGCGTAATGCCCTTCGCTGCCAACTCGGCGGTAGAACCCGCGTTGGTCAGCATATCCTCGTAGCGAGTCAGATCCGTAGGCGCGGCAGTAATCGCTCCCGTCTGCAACAGGTCCATCGGCGCGACCAGCTCAGTGCCGGTCTTTTGCATCAGGCCAGTACCGGGCTTGGCTAGATCCTCAAGGTACGTGTTGTACCAATCGGGACCTTGCGTCGCGGTCTCTTTGGTGGTCGTGATATTCGGTAGTGGATCACCTTGGGTCAAGCTCATTTCATGCTCTCTTTCAAGTAGGCAAGGGGAGATTTTGCCTTGGGTGGTATAGTCTTAGTGGAGCCTGACCGCTTGTGACGGCGAATTGCTTCGCGCATCGCATCGAGCTTCTTGGCACCTTCTTTGTTCGAGCCGTCGCCGAGTGCTGCGACAATCTCGGCGTCGAATACGTATTCACCGTCGGCAAGCTTCGCCGGGATGAGGTCGTCTTGACCCCCTCCTGCACCCTGCACATAGTGTGAACCCTTGTGTTCGACATCGCCGCCCGCCGCCGCCATCAGTGGAGAAGCCATTATTTTACCACCGGTGGCTAGGTTTTGTACAGTACCACCCTCGCGGAAGGCCCCCAGCGTGTCGGCCGGTGTGACCTCTTTGCCGTAGGAGAAGTAGTCGGTGTCGGGTGCTTCTTTCGTGTCCGTTAACCCGGAGGCACGGCGCAAGGCCGAGAGAGCTTCTGTTTCTTGTTGCATAGGTGTAGCTCCCAGTAGAGCAGCGAGTCCGGCAAATGGTACAGCCGTGTTGCGGAATTGGCCACCGAGCCAAGTCTCCTTGATATCGGTGGGTTTATAAGGATAATTCTGACTACCCATCGGTGCACCGGAGAGCAGCGAGGGGGTCTTGGGTGTTTGGGTGGTCGGAACAGTCGGCGTTTTTGTCACCGGAGTCTTGGACACTGGTGTTTTGCGCTTGAGCACTTCTTCGCGTGTGAGCGGAAGTCCGGTAACATCGTCCACGTACTGACCATCCACGATCGTCGCGCCGTCGATCGGCTCCAGCACGTCGCCCGTGTCCGTGTTCACCACGGTCGTCTTCTCTTCGCCCGTGTCCGTATTGGTCGTCGTGGTCGTCGTGGTGTTAGTGTTGTTGTCGGTCACCACCGTGGTCGTGGTGTTCGTGTTTGTGTCTGTGGCGACCGTCGTATTGGTGTTAGTGTTAGTATTGACGTTGGTGTTGACGTCCACATTCGAATTCGTGTTCGTATTCGTATTGGTATTCGTATTCGTGTTGGCGTTGGTGTTCGTATTGGTATTCGTATTGGTATTCGTTGCCGCATTCACTGCGGTATTTGAGTCCACACCAGTATTGGTCGCGGAATTGACCGCCGTGGCCACCGCCACCGTGTTGTTGGTGCCCGAGTTGATCGCAGTATTCACCGCGCTCGAAATAGTAGTGTTGGCGTTAGCACCCGCATCGATAGCGGAAGAGACCGTATTACCCACCGCCAAGCTGGCATTCACTCCGTTGTCGAGGCTAGTAGTCACCGCAGCGTTCACCACGCTCTTGGCATCAGCTCCGGATTCGATGCCGTTGGTCACGGTTATATTGACCGCCGCCGCTGTGTCGCCATTTGCATTCGCCGCGTCAGTGATTACACCGGCCGTATCGTGCACCGCTGCTGTCGTGTTGGCATCGGTCGCCTTCACGATCGTACTGGGTCGGAAAGAACCGTCAGTCGAAGTGAGGCCTTCGGACTCGAATGCTTGCTGCAGACTGGACGAGACATTGGAGCCAGCAGTCAGGGACCCGGAGGTCTTCGCACCGATCATGCTGCCCACAACGGACTTGGAGAGGGCTGTTGCCAAATCGTCGCCCGTAGCCACTGCGATCGCGAATTCCTCGAGACCTTCCTCGCCCCATTCTTTGCCGAACGACGTAGCGGACTTGCCGACGAACTTGTCCATCGCCTTCTCGTAGCTCTTGACGAGTGACGCGTCGGCTAGACCGGCAGTACCCGCAGTGATCGCGAATGCCTTCCAACCGTTGCTGTTGGCAAGCGCTTGAGCCTCTTCGGGGGTCTTACCCTTGGCGATCTCCTCGTTGTAAGTGCTGCGAGAGGTCGAACCCATCGATTCAGCGGCGTTGAGCAGCATGTCGGTGCCGATAGCTGCGGCAGTGCCAGCCAGTTTGAACACCGCGCCACCGGCCATGATCGGGAGCACTTCCTGGAAGCCCTCTTTGGCCACTTGGGTAAGCACTAATGGGTTGTTGATCACTGACTTGATCGCTGCCGCCGTCTTTCCGGTGTAGGTGTCCGCGCCTTGAATGTCTTTCCAGAAATTCTGAGTAGCCTCGGTAACGCCGGGGATCTCGAGATTAGTTCCTGTGCGCTCCAGCGATTGGCCCAACTGCACGAGCAGATTGTAACGATCGGCCACGCCCATGTTAGCCAGCGCTGTACCAAGGTCGGCCACCTGTTCACCACCAGCACCGATCAGCGTCGAGAGCGTCTGGCGCACCACGTCGCCCGATGTGCCTTCGAGGCCGTTGGCCCAGTTGACGAGGTTCGTGCCAGCAGCGTCGAGGTTCTGCGCTACCGTAGGTGCGCCAGTGTTGCCGACGCCGGTGACTTCCACCATCGGAGCCGTGCTGCCGGGCGCGTATTTGAATCCCTTTTCGTCGTATGCGTAGCCCTTGTCGTCAACCCACCGACCCTGATCATCCTTGCCCACAATCGCAGGCGTCTTGTTCAGGATGTCTTGAATCGACGCGTTCTTGAGCTGATCCGTGGACATTGAGTTGGTCGCGTAAGCCAGCGCCCCGATCTCCTGATCGGTGAGCTTGTCCAACGTCTTGCCCGTCTGCTTTTCGTACGCTGTCACCAGTCGGTCGACTTCGGTGTTGCGAGCTTGCTGATCTACGGCTTTGTCCACTCCGGCCATCTCGCCCATGTCGTGCGTGCCGGTGGTGGTGTCCGCCGCCTTGGTGAGGTCAGTTGTTGCGGTCTTGCCGGTCACTGCGTTAGCTGCGGCTGCAGCTTCGTCATCCGTTGCACCAGCATTCTTGGCTGTCACGAAGACCGAAGCGCCGGTATCGTTAGATCCGGTGGCCGTTTTATTGAGCGTCGAAGTGATGTTGTCGGTCAGCTTCGTCACCGCCTTGTCGTCCACCTTCGCCGCGCTAGTCGCGCCCTCAATCGTCTTTGCGGCACCAATAATGATGCTGAAATTGGGATTGTCCTTGCCCATCTCTTGCATGATCGTCGCCGCAGCACCGGCCACTTTAAGGTCGGGACTCTTAGTCAAAGCACCGGCTGAACTGAGAATACCACCGAGATTCTTGCTCTCGACGTTCAACGCGAGGTTAGTGGCGTTACCCACGTCAGCAAACGAGATCGTGTCGGTGAGCATCGTGTTGGCTGCAGCCGCGTTGACTGTGGGGTTCGCGAGCAGTGTGCTGACCAGTGCGCTTGCGTTTCCAGTCTTAACTGCATTTGCGGCGTTCAGCGCAGTGGCTGCATCCGTGTACCCGCCAGCACCGGCCAACGAGGCTAGCGCACCCAGTGTATTGCCTTGCTTTGCTTGAATCGCAGCGTTTGCCGCCATCGCGAATGGAGCCACACCGGGGATGAATGATGCAACCGAGAGCATCATACTGACCGCACCTAGATCGCTCGATGAGCCACCGATGGTCTTGAAATGCGGCTGACCTTTATCGTCGTACACGATCTGGTAGCTGGTGTTGCCCGGGCCGGTGTAGGTGATACCAGCGTACAAGCTATTAGGATCTCCAGAGACCAGCTTGTCGCCGTACATCAGTCCTTTACCCGTAACCATGTCTTTTAGAGACAGTTGCTCATAGGGCGTGGTCTCCCAATCACCGGATACTTGCGTGCGAGTAATGCGTGCTGCTTCCTCGGGAGTCAAGACGCGCGTGGTCGTACCACCTTCATAGTCCCCCGTGGGAATATGGGCCAAGTAGTTTCCAGTCGGCAGTCCTGTCTCTTGATTTATTTCCTGCGTTACAGTGACTTCGCCCTTAATATCGCCCTGCTTGAGCTGCGACAAATCAGTGACACCCTGTTTAACAAGACCACGGGCGGCGTCGAGGAAGACTTGGTCCAACGAGCTGATGTCGTGACCCACGGCACGGGCAGCTTCATCGTACGCGAAGCCGATGTTTCCGCGATTCTCGCCGTACACGCCGCCGGACAAGTCTTTAGGGTTCGTTACCAGTGCCAGTTGGTTCGCAAGTTTTACCAGCGTCTCAGTGTCGTACTTGTTACCTTGATAATCCGTCATGGTCGGAGCCATGAACTTGAACGACGTGTTCTTTTCCAGGTCCGCACGCATCTCGGGAGTGAGAGTGCTGCCGAACAGGCCATTGAGATCGTATCCATTAACTCCGGTCTGAGCCAACGCCATGTCCAAGCGACCGTAATCGCCGGTCTTTTTGGCTGTGCTCCATGCGTCAGCGATCGCCGTCTTTTTAGCGTCGTCTTCTAATTTCTGACTCGCTGCCCAAGCATCGAACGAGTCCGAGTACGTCTGGTTCGTGTTCGGATTGAACCACCCGGCTGGGGTCTCGTAGGAACCTTGAATGGTTGGCGCTACATAAGCGGGGTTGTTCACCCACTCGGCCGCAGTCTTGTTGCCAACGCCAGTGTCGGTGATCGTCTGCGCGTACTCTTGCAGCGCACTGGTGGGAATATCCTTGATGTTGTACGAACCGTTGTTCGCGTTGTACAGTTCCATCACGGCATCGTAGCCACCGTACTTGTCGAATTCGGTGGTCGGCACCCCGGAGGTCATCGAGCGCTGCATCAGGCTCGTCGCGATCTCGGGCGTCAGCACATTGTTATTCGCTGCAGCAGCTGCGGTGCTCAACGCTCCAACGTAGGGTGGAGGCGCTACAGTGAAGCCGGAGGCCGCGATATCGAAATTGGGAAAGAACTGCTTGAGGTCGGCCTCAGTCAAACCCGCCGCGTTGATGTCCTCTTGTGTCAGAGTGGAAGCACCGTACTGCTGCGCCAGTGTGTTCGCTTGATCTTGCGTGATTGCCATGTTATTCCACCGTCACGACGTTGATAACAGCATTGGCCCAGTCCTGCCAAGTGTCGAATTGGTAGGGATCGGGCACACCGTCTTTGGAGAACAGGTCGATGCCACGGAAGCCGACCGCCCAGCCCTTCCATTCGTCTTCGGGTCCGGGGATCTCGAGGTTCTGCGCACCGTAGGCTTCGACCATGAGGGAGGCCCAGTGGTCCCAAGTCATGTAGCGTGGGTCGTAGACTACCGAGAGGGCCATTAGCTATACCCCCGGACGTCGCCAAAGTCAGCACTGACGATGATTCGGCCAGTCTGGTAATTACCGCCCGCCACGTTACTGACAAAGCGCAATCGAGCCTCGCGACGTTGTTCGCGCATATCTATTTTACCAGTCCCGGGCGCAAATGTATAGGGTCCTGTCGTCACATCGTCCTGCTGCGCGTAGGGTCGGCCCACGACGTACAGTTCCATGTCGCCCGACTGGATGAAGTCCGGTTCCACGCGTTCCAAGTGCAGCCAACGGTTCTCGCCTTCGGCCGTGGGTTGCGAGGGACCGCCGGAGACCCAGCCGAGGTCGTTGGTCTCGAAGTACGACTCAATCGCATTGTAGGACGTGCCTTGGACCGCATCCGTGCCTACCTCGTGCTGCCAAAGCGAGACGAAGCTCTCAGTCGTGTCCACGGTGATCTCGAATCCTGCACCGCCGGGAATGCTCGCAGTGAGCACATCGCCCACCGTATAATCCTGGCCTTGGTCAAAAATCGTGCACACGGTAACTACGCCACCAGCCACAGTGATGTTGGCCGTAGCCCCAGTGCCGGTACCGCCAGTTAGTGCAGTGCTGTTGTAGGTCCCGTTGGTGTAACCACTGCCCGCATCGGTGAGTGTGGTTCCGTCAATACCGCCTGTGGCGTTGACGTCCCAGCCCGCAGCGATCGGATAGTGGAACACTTGCGAGAAATAACCGGCCGAGCGGCGTGCGCCAAGCGCTTCACCGGCGTCGTACCAGCAGTTCTCGCGGATGTTGTAGACGATCGCGTCGGTGCATTCCGTAGCATCGCCCTTAGGGTAGAACCACCAGATCTCGCCGAAACGCGGCACCTTCGACACCCAGACCTTCTCGCGTTGGTCGTAGTTGAGGTTATCGAAGAAATAGTTCTGGTTCATCGAATTCGGGATCTCTTTCACCACACCGTTGTAGAGCAGGAATCGATCAACGCCAACCCAGTAGTAAATGCCGTCGTATTCGATAACGCATTGAGAGGAAAGAATGGAGGATTGGCTGCTGATCAAGTCGTAGCGCCAGTATTGAGTAACGAGCGTGGTACCGACAGTCACAGTGGTGGGGGCGTAGCTCACACGGATTAGTGAGTCGAGTGACCAGAACAGTCCGGACGGGGAGTTGGAACCGCCGCGCACTGGCAGACCTTGCACGATCTTGCCGGTCGCCACGTTCACCGTGTTGGCGTCAGTCGTGACCCAGTCGTTGATGTTACCCGCTGAGCAGTTGCGAATCAACCCGGCGTTGCCGTACACGAACACGTAGGGGTGGAGCACGACCACACCGCCGGAGACGTCAACGTTGTTGCTAAAAGAGAGCGTTGCCACACCCGTGGTCAGCGCGTTTTGCGAAAAGGTGACTGTAGTGCCGACTACCGATACCACTGTGGTGCCCAGCGGGAAATGAACGCCATCCCCCACAGTCTGGCCGTACCCTATGAGCAGATCAGCTGCGGCAAGTGTCCCAGTAGGTGACCCGGTAGTGAGCGTGACGCTATCGGTGAATACGCCGACCGCCGACATCGTAGTGCCGGTGATATCGCCGTAGAGCACTGGGGTATTGACGTTGTTGTCAATCAGCGTTAGATTCTGCCCGGGGTGCGCCAGTAGGTACGACGTCGTGGACGCAGTGTCGGTGAACGTGTCGAACTGCCACAGATTGTTGGCGTTCGGAGTGAAATCGGAGAGCGTTAGCGCTGTGACACCGGAACCAACCCCGTTGTTGTCAATCGGGATGACGGTCAGACCATCGGCGTAGCCGCTGAATACGTTGTTGAAATTCTGCTGCGGGTTGACGTAGATGCCACGAGAGGGTCCGGGCAGCGACGCCGTGATCTGCTTGTAGCCCCCCATCTTGCGGGGACGTCCACGTTGGAATCGCACCCAGCGGCCGTCAGTGTAGTATTGCTTGTCGAAGAACGTGCCGTCGCGCTGCACTCCCGGCTTAGTGTCGAGGGAGAATACCTTTTTGGTCACGTGAATGTACCCCCGGAAATACCGTCGGTGAAGGTGCCAACACCGGCCACCTCGACGCCAGTTGCGTTGACGTTGACCACCTCAGTGCCAAGCACCGAAATGCCAAGCTGACCAGTGCCGGGACGGTAGATGCCCGTGCTGGATTCAGCCGCAAAGTTCATAGAAGGTGTGCCGACAGTACCGTCCACCAAGCTCACAGTCGTGGCACCGGCTTGCGTGGTATTGGCATTGAAGAAGTTCGTACCATCGCACACTAGCGTCGCCTGCGAGCCGGGAGGTACGATAGCCGAGTAACCGAGACCGGTGGTGATCGTCAGTGAGTACCCATTGTCGGTAGTCTGGTTCGAGATCACGTAGAGGTTAACGACGGGCGGGTACGTGACGGTCACGTTACCGGTCAAGCTACCTACATATTCCTGAATGGTGTTCGAGGCCTCGGAGGCACTAAGCGTATAGGCTCCCGATACCACGTTCTTGATGAACGAGGTGAACACGAATTGAGAGCTGACACCATACCCCACCGTGACGTACTGAGTGCCGTCGCACACAATAAACGCGGACTCGGTCGGGCCGAAGGTCTTCGTACTGTTGCCGTCGATATTCTCGACACCGGTACAGGAGATTACGAAAGAGCCGGAACCGTTGTTTTTGAACAGAGTGAACCAATTGTTACCGAGGGTCGCGGCTGCGGGCAACGTGTACGTTCCTGCACCGCCCGACCAGATCTTGGTCTGCGCACGGTCTGTGCTGGCGAATGTGCCGCCGGTAGACACGGCTGATGCCGGGTGGCTTTGGTTCAGCGTCGTGGTAATCGCCATCAAGCCATACCCGGCCAACGCTGAGGCGTTAGCGGAGGAGGTGGTAGCACCAAAAGCGATAATGCCCCACACTCCGGCCGTGGTACTGTTGTTGGTAACGTAGATGTACTGCGCTTCACCCGACGCGATGGTCAGGATCGTACCGCCATCGTTGTCCAGCACCGTGAAAGACGATGCGCCGAGGTTCTGAATCAGCGCGTCCGTGCCGACTGAGGTCTGGTTCGCGGGCGGCATTGTAAACGAGAGACCACCGGTCGAGGGCGTCACGTCCATGATCCGCGCCGCGTAGTTACCGGTCGCGTTACCGTTGATCGGCCAAGAAAGCTCAGTGTTCGCGCTCAGTGCGACAGCACGGTAGCTGACATCCGTGGGTTGGATTACGTCGCCGGTGAAGGGGGAGATGTAGCTCATGAATCCACCGCAATAGCTTGACGATCAGCCACACGGAGTTTATCTTCGGCCTTGAGCACTTCCATAATCTGGCTGTACTGCTGCTGCCACATGGGCAATCGATCGTCGTTTTTGAGGAATGGCGCGGTCTGCAAGAGCGAGCCGTAGAGCATGGCCTGAGGCGCATACTCGGTGAACCAGTTCGTTTGGTTCGCGGAGCTGAGCGGCTGCACGCGTTCGTAGTAGAGCACCTCGAAAGCGTAGTCATCAGCCGGGGTCGGCGCGACCATCCAGTGCGTGTAATCGTAATCGCAGTAGTACAGTGGTGCGTCTTCCTGCGTGGCGTCGGGCCAGTAGTTGCGAAGGTATTCGTACTTGCGCAGCAGCACCGGGTAGCGTTTCCCGGCCACCGTGACGTTCATCGATACGGTCTTGTGCCAGCGGGCGGGTTTGGCGATCACGTTGTCGCCCTGCACCATCGCGCTAGTGTTGACGGTCAGGTTACCCAAGAATTTGATTTCGGCCGCAATCACCTGCTCGGCGAGCATGATGAAAAGGGGGATCTTCTCGATCGTGGCGGTGTCTGTCCGCTCCAGATAGCTCTGAATATTTTCGCTTAAGCTATCGTATGTCATTACCGCTGCGGCAGTCATGTTTTTCTCCCGAGGGTGTGCAAAGGGGTTGACGAATTATACCAGATCTTTGCCATTACGGTCAATCCAGTAGTGCAGCTTCCGCAGCACGGCGACGAGTGAGTCCGGGTAGCACCCGACCCGCCGCTTTGTTCCACTTGACGATCTCCGACGCCGCTCCAGCCCAGTCACCCTCGTTCACACGGGTCTTGAGGGTCGAGACGCGGTAGTTGCCGAGTCCGCAGTTGTACGCGAAAGAGATCAGAGCAGCGACACGACGGTCGGGTTCTTGTATGAGCTTCGGGGAGTATTTGAAAAGCCCCATGGCCTTCCCGGTGATCTCTCGATCCAGCTCTGTAGTGGCCTGAGCCTCAGTCCATACTGTTTCGGGGGTCACGTGAGGCCCCGTAGTACCCCATCCGATGGTCCAAGGAGCGCCTCCGGTGCCCGGATCGGGGTAAGACCTGCACCCACCGTCCGCGAGACGCTTGTGATACCCTTCGAAGGGCTTGACGAGGGCCTCCCGGGCTAATTGGAGGGCCTCTCGGATCATTTGGTACGCTTCTCGATGGATCGACCGACGAACCAGAAGGTCAGAATCATACTGAAAAGGCCAAAATCGGTCTCAGTCCACACTGTGGCGAGTGTCTCAGCCACTTCTTGATTCGTTTTGTAGGCCACGTAGAGCACGCCGATCTTCGCGGCACTATACAAAGCCATGAACCAATAGGTCACGCCGGGTCGGACGAGTGCCGAAGCCGAGGCAACCCATTTCCACGCCCGTGCATCCGCTTCCCCTTGCTGCACGAACGCCGCTTGGATGGCGTCGAGAGCCGCTGTAGAATGGTCGACGTACTTTTCTTCCATCCGGAATTCGCCGCGCATCTTCTCCAAATCGGTCTGGAGTGTGAACATGGCCAATTCGTGCGACCGTTCGTTCTTTTTGTCGAAGTATTTGAGCACTTCCGGGGCTAATCGGAATATGCCACCAATGATGGAACCAAGGATTCCGCTACCGAAGAATTCGAGCATTATTTTTTTCCCATTCTTTCGCGTTCTTCGAGCAGCTGGACTTTAACCTGCAGCTGGTGAATGTCGCGGTAGATTTCTTCTTTCATCGTATGGCGACGCTCCGCTGAGATCGGAGAGTCGGTTGGAACGCCTTCTTTGGTGATCAGAGCGGGCATCGAACCCTCGATCTTGGTGAGCCGGGTCGAGAAATCGGTCACTTGACCAAGGAGCCAAGCCAACGAAGCCACGATGACCGGGATCACCGCCTTAAGTACGTCTGCCCAATTCATATCTTATATCCCCAAAAGCTTTTTGACGAATTCCGCTGCCACACCGGGGCCGAGGAGGACAGCCGCAATAGTAATATAGAGCAGGGTCTCGATGGTTTTCATGCGTTTTTTGCCCGCATCAAGACCCTCGTTGATTTTTTCGTAACGTGCCGCGCAAACCGCTTCATGCACTGATAAACGTGTGTCCACCGATTCGTCTCCCATCAGAATCCTCGCAATGTCTTGGCCAAGTTCTTTTGGCGTTTGGTTGTGGTGCTGTCCGAGGGTTTAACCACCAGCTTTTTGGCCGGGATGTTCTTGCCTTCGAGCACGTGCAGCTTCTCGCGTAATGCTCCGGGGTGCTTGATCGCGCTTGATATCCAGTTCTTTTTTCCCATTGTGCGTCCTTAGAAAGTGATTGATCCTGACGAAGTCCATTTGTAAACGCGGTATCCGCCCGCAACAGTGATCGTGGGCGACCCAGTTGTGGATGTGGCGGCCGTATAGGTATCTGGATAACGGATGATAACGATACCAGAACCACCGGCAGCTCCATCTGATGTAGGCGGGCCATTATCGTGACCGCCGCCGCCGCCGCCGCCAGTATTAACCGATCCCGTGGTAGGCAATAAGTAATTGGGGCCTGATCCGGTCAATGCCCCGCCAACACCACCCCCGCCAAGAGCTGCTGATGGGGGAGCAACAACAGCATTGTTACCGCCACCGCCGCCGCCAGCATAGTAGGTCGCAGTTCCGCTAATAGAAGATTGCAACCCATTGCCTCCGGCACCGGCCACGCTACCGGTTCCGTTGCCGCCTACCGCACCAGCACCGCCGCCGCCAGCACCATATGTGCCAACGCCCGTTCCGCCGTTATTCCCTTGCCCAGCCGTACCAGAACCAGCGGCATACATTGCGCTGTTTTGGAACCCACCCCCGCCCCCAGAGCCGCCAGTTAAACCGGGGCCACTGGGCTGTCCGTATGAACCGCCCCCGCCCCCGCCAAGTGAAGTTATTGACCCGAATACGGAGTTTGACCCGTTTTGAGCAACAGGCCCACTATTTCCGAATCCCCCAGCGCCGCCGCCACCTACCGTTACTGTTATCGGAGATCCAGCAGTAACCGAATACCCAGTGGCAGTTCTGTAGCCCCCGGCACCACCACCACCACCATAGTTGCCGCCACCACCACCACCGGCTACAACCAAGTACTCGATGGTTGTCGGAACTGTTGCCACTTGAGGCCATGCGCCTTGCTTTTGCAAAGCGGCTTGTTGAGAGAGAGTCCACAATCCCGGAGCAGCCGACGATGTCGGCGTCGGAGGCGTTTTAGACACATATCCGCCGGGCCATTGTTCACTCATAGCACCTCCGTCCAAGAAAGAGAAGATTCATCCCACACATATTTTTTACCATCATCGGGCAGATTTATGGGAGCATCCCAGCGGCAAGTGTTCTCGTTCAGCACCCAACTCGCGTAAGGCTTAGGCGGTATGAACGCATCTTTGCTCTCGTCGTATGCGTAACCAACCCCCGCGTAGTTCTTGCGGATCTTCGCGTTGTAGCTGGTCTGCTTCCATCGGGTATCAATCCCATATAATGATCGACAGAACAATTCACCGCGCTCTTCATCTTCCACGCCATTAAGCATGCAATCGTTGTTATGCACTACGATGACTTGTAGCACGATGTTATTCTCGTCGAGTTGTGCGTAATGTGCCATGAGATTCCTTACGAAATATAAATTTTACCGTCGTTACCCACAGTGTCTTGCGTTGTCGAACCAGCGCCAGCGGTTCCACGATTCGCATCACCACTGTTGCCGGGGGTCGCGTAACTTCCAGTCGTCAATGTGGAAGACGTAGCGTACACTCCGTCGGCAAAACCGGAACCACCGCCGCCACCAGCGTAGTTCGTGCTGATGGGAGTGCTAAATGTGCCTCCGGCACCGCCGCCATAGTAACCGCCGCCACCACCGCCATTGTAACTGCCGCCAGTGCCGTCACCACCTTGCAACGCAGAGCCGTTTGAAGCGGAACCACTACCGCTGGGTCCACCAGCCGACTGTGTGCCTTGGTTATTCACATCTCCGCCGGGGTTTCCACCGTAGCCCGACTGGCCACTGGAGCCGCCGCCAGCACCGCCGTTGCCTTGATTCGTGCCGAAGGAGTACCCATTACCGCCTCCACCACCGGCGACTAAAATGGCGTTACCTTGCGTTTTGGTGCCGGACGTTCTGAAAATACCTGTGTAACCAGCACCGCCGCCAGCATTTTGGGAGCTACCCTTACCGGGACCGCCGCCATTAAACGCGCTCGCGGATGGGTTACCATATTGACCGCCCTGCCCGACAGAGAGGATGTGCGCTTGAGCATTGGTGAATGACACTGTAGCACCGGCGAAACCGCCACCACCACCTGTGGCCCCAGTGCTGTTGCCGCGTCCGCCGCCGCCGCCCCACATTTTAACAGAAGCAGTGAAGGTGGAACTAGGCGTGATTTGCCAATCACCATAAGACGATAGCGATAAAGGACCATCGGAGTCCAAGTTCCACGTCGATTTGCCGGACACAGACGGAGATATGGTGAAAACACGTGATGGGGCAGCTGGCGTTACGCTATTGGATGCTGCACTTGCAGGCCCCGTTCCGGTAGCGTTTGTAGCAGTTACGGTGAAAGTATATGCCGTACCATTCGTTAGGCCCGACACCGTTATCGGCGAAGAAGACCCAGTGCCAGTAAAACCGCCGGGGCTAGATGTGACAGTGTAACCCGTAATCGTCGATGGATACCCAGTTTGAGACGGGGCGGTGAAAGTAACCGATGCGCTAGCATTTCCCCCTGTGGCAGTCCCGATAGTCGGAGCGCCGGGTTTCGATGGCCAAAGACTGGCCGCGATCGCTTGCAGCTGCTGCCTTGATGTCCAAAGTCCGTTAAAGTTAGGCATTCGTATCCTTAGAAAGTAATCGAGCCGCTACTCGTCCACGTGTAAATTCGATAGCCACCACTGGTCACTACTGTAGGCGAACCGGTCGTTGATGATGCCAACGAATACGTATCCGAGTACCTAATTATAACAACACCCGAGCCACCATTATAACCATTGAGAAAAGGCGGTGCATCCCCTTGGCCACCGCCACCGCCACCAGTGTTTGCGGTGCCAGCAGTGCCGCCCGATCGAGAAGCAGTACCGCCGTTGCCTCCACCACCATTTCCACCGGCCCCTCCTGCGGCGCGACCGCCACCGCCACCGCCACCGGCATAGTACACAGAAGATCCACTGATAGATGAAGCCACCCCCACCCCGCCATTACCTGACGTGGAGCCGCTAGACCCATTTGTACCCACTGCCCCAGCACCACCGCCGCCTCCGGCCTCGGTACCACTGGCATTACCTCCGTTGTATCCTTGTACCGGTGGGCCAGCAGTTCCCGTTCCCCCAATACCGCCACTGTAACCGCCGCCGCCGCCTGATCCGCCGTTAGATTTAGATGGTGCAGAGCCGCCGCGATGACCCGCCCCACCACCTGTTGAAGTGACCGAACTGAACACGGAATTGCTACCAGCGGTCGCCGTATCGGTAGCTCCTCCGGTACCACCGGCCCCTACTGTGACAGTAATGGGGGAACCAGCAGAGACGGAAAAGCCCGACGCGGTTAATAGTCCACCGGCACCGCCGCCGCCGCCATCGTCACCCGCTCCGCCACCGCCACCCGCGACGACTAAATATTCGACCGTAGAAGGATTAGTAGGCGCGGCCGGTGTTACGGCACCGCTAGCCGCGCTGGGCTGACCCGTGCCATACGCATTGGTAGCCACAACTGTAAAGGTATACGACGTGCCGTTAGTAAGCCCACTCACTGTTACCGGAGACGACGCTCCAGTCCCTGTAAATCCACCGGGACTAGATGTCACGGTGTAACCCGTGATAGCACCGCCGCCGATATCCGCAGGCGCTGTAAATGCTACAGATGCGGAGGCGTTTCCGCCCGTAGCCGTTCCGATCGTAGGTGCATTCGGGACTTTCAGCGGAAAATACGACGCCGTCATTATGGCGGCTTGATAGCGCATCGACATAGAGTCGCTCCTATCAGGTGATTGCTTCGTAAGACGCTGTCAACTCGATTGCGCTACCAGTGCCAACGGTCACCACGATGGACTGACCCTCGCCGCAGTAGAATGCGGTCGTCTTGTCCACGATGATTAGCGACGCGTTCGCGGGTACGCTGATCTGGTATGCGATTCGGTAAGCAGTACCGCCGCCACCAGTCGCGCTGTTGATCGACACGGTAACCGCGACAGCCGAGGCCGTAACGTTGGCTGCGACGATGTTGTCGATTTTGTTCACAGTACCGGAAGCGGGCGTAAGCGCGGTCCAAGTGGTCGCGCTGGTGTTGCTCGGAATGAGGTAGGACGTGTTGCCGTAGATCGACGTTACGTTTACGATATTGGGGTTAGCCATTTAATGCTCCTTAGAATCCAAAGATCATCGCCATTGCGATGGATTTACCAGTGCCGATGCCGCCGAGGTTCGACAATGCGGTTGCCGCGCTCGTAGCTCCTGTACCGCCATTGGCAATCGGTAGAGCTGTGCCACTGTAGGTAATTGCGATTGTTCCCGATGTGGTGATTGGGACACCACTCACACTGAGGAATGAGGGAACGGAAGCGTTAACGCTCGTAACAGTACCCCCGGCAGCTGCCGCAGCGCTCGATGCAAGGAGCTTCACCGTACCACCGGCGTTCTTGAAATAGAGCTTCTCGTCCGTAGTGTTGAGCGCCAGCTCGCCAGCGACTAAGTTGCCTGACGAAGGCGTTGCAGAAGCAGTTGTGCTGTAGTACAGCGAAATAGGTGTGTAGCCCGTTTGTGCCATTAGAATGTTCCTCCAAAGATCCCGGTAGTAGCAGTCACGGTTGTGAATTTACCCGTGGAAGCCGTTGTTGACCCGATCGCCGTACCATCGATTGTACCACCAGTGATAGCAACGCTATTGGCCGCTTGAGTAGACATCGTACCGAGACCGGTGATCGCGGTGTTCGGAATAGTGGTCGATGCAGTGACCGCGCTTGTGCCGTTGCCGAACAGATAGCCCGAAAGGGTCGTCGCGCCAGTACCGCCGTTCGCTACTGGAAGGGCTGTGCCCGACAGGCTGACCGCCAGCGTGCCGCTCGTAGTGATTGGCGACCCAGTAACCGACAGGAACGACGGAACCGTCATCGCCACGCTGGTCACTGTACCGCCGTAGCTTGGTGTCGCATCGATCTGGATGCCACCGGCCGTGTTCGTGATCGTAACGTTAGTACCGGCGGTCAACGTGGCTAGCGAGTAACCGCTGCCATTGCCAATCGGAAGCTGCCCGTTCGTGGGCGTTGCGGTCAGGCCGGTACCACCATAGCCCACCCCAATCGTCGAAGCGTTCCAAGTACCTGCCGTGAGCGTCCCGACCCCGGTGATGCCGGTATAGGAGCCACTCAGGCGTGAAGTGCCGAGTGTTCCGGAAGAAATGTTGGACGCATTGGTCGTGTCGGTAGTAGCCGATGGGGCCAGTCCAGAAACCGCGCCGGAAGTGATCGCGATGGCGGTATTGATCACCCCGGTGATCTGGCCTTGCGCGTTAACCGAGAACGCTGGAACGCTGGAGGCCGAACCGTAGCTGCCAGCGGTAACTGCAGTGTTTGTGATACTGAACTGATAGCTCGACAGTGTTAATCCAGTGCCAGCACTGTAAAGCACAGACTGAGCGAACAGCGCAAAAGTAATTGCTGTTGTGCCGAAGGTGATCGTCCCGACCGTGTTGCACACGTAACTTTCGCCAGCACCAGTCGTACCTTCTTGCACAAAGAAGTAACTGCCTTGACCGAGCTTCGTCGGGCTATTGGCTCCGTAGCTGTTGGCGTCCGTCGCACGAGTGAGCACCCAGTTGGTGGACCCGGAACCCACGTTTGTGACCGTGTAGACACCATTTTCGTACGCGTTGGTCTGGTTGTAAATCAACACGCGGTCGTTGACGCTGAGCGTAACACCATCTACCACCAATGCGGCTTGAGTTCCGGCGTTGGTCAACGTAGCGCCAACCCCGGCCGTGCCGTTATTGTAGGTCGCGTTGACGTTCCCATTAGCCTCGGGGAACTCCACTCGTACTGCAGTGTGAATGTCAATACCCGCTGCGACCTGCTCGTCCACGTACTGCTTGTTAACAAGGTCAGTGCTGGCTGAGGGAGCATTGGTCACAGTGCCCGATGTTGTCGCGACAGTCGTAAATGTGCCCGAGCTTGGTGTCGTACCGCCGATCGGTGTGTTGTTGATGGTCCCACCGGTAATTGCCACCCCAGCCGCAGTCCCGCCGGTAATCGCCACATTGTTGGCGTTCTGCGTGGACATTGTGCCGAGGCCAGTGATGTCGGTGTTGGGAATCGTTGTGCTGGCCGTCATCGTGGACGTGCCGTTGCCGTAAACGTAGCCTGTCAAAGAGGTAGCGCCCGTACCACCGTGCGCTGCGTTAAGAGTACCGGCCAGTGTTACCGCACCGCCAGTAGCGGTTGAAGGTGTGAACCCGGTACCACCAGCACTAAAAGTGGTGACACCACCAGTCAGCGCGAATTGACGCCAAGAACCAGCCGAGAACCCGTCAAATGTCTCGGTGTCGGAATTGTACCGCATCTGGCCCATTAGGCCCGCAGGTTGCTGCGCATTTGTGCCTACTGGTAGCGTGACGGCTCCAGTACCGGGTAAAACCGGGTTGTCCGAAATCGCAATGATTGGGTTGTCCGAACCATTACCGTTCGTTACACTAATCTGGTCCACCGAACCCACGATCTGGCGACCAGCCACGGTAGCGCCACCGACCACTGCGAGAAGGCCCGTACCGCCGTAGCTCGCGACCGCAGCTGCTACGCCAGTGAGCTGGAGTGTAGGGTTACCGCCTGTGCCGTCGCCATTGGAAACACTGAGGCCGTCACCGGTAGTCTGGATTTCGCGGGATACGACTGTGGTGGCGCTGTCTTTTACAATAATACCGCCGCTGGCGCTTTCGAGGCTACCGGAAGTACCATTGAGGGTGATTCGGTAGTAGGACAGTGCGCCTCCGCTGGTGAGGCCGAGGCCTGTACCCGTTGACAGGTACTGGCTGTTGGGCAGCGTGAGTTCTTGATTCTTCGTGATGAATGTCTGCGTCTGCGAGGGCGACGCCGCGATCGCGCCGGTCGTAGTCTGCACCGTTTGACCGTTCTGAACGATCGGCACGAGTTCAGCACCGGTGATCGTACCGGCTGGGGGGAGTTGCGAGATCTGTACTTGTGCTGACATATTAAGGTTCTAGAGTATCGGCGTTTCCGTTGGTCTCGGGCGTCTGGGTGTTGCCCTCCGTCGAGATCGTCCAGCTGGTGTTGGGGCTAGTGACCAGATACTGGTTAGTATCCGCCACCGACACATCCGGCCGTGGGAATCGCAGGTTAATACGCTCGGTCTTCCTTGCGGGAAGCCGGTACGGGTCGAACTGATCGCGACAGCCCTCGTTGCAAACTCGCAATCCTGGGAAGTTCGGATCTGGCATCAGAACCGAGAAATAGCGCTTCATCTTGCAACGGTCGCAGACACCGATCGCAAGAGAGGGTTGGCCGGTGGTGTCGAGAAAGACCGGCATCGCTTACCTCGTGTAAACGGAGATATTCGGTGCCCAGTAGATCGGCGACTTGTCGCGCTCTTCCTGCTCGACCTCGTTAAACGTTTTGTCGGCTTGACCTTCCAAGTATGTTACGCGGTCCAGCGGGACGGCGGGAAGGGTCAGGCTCATCCGGTGAGCCAGCATATTGGTAACGGCCAAATACCAGCGATCGGGGATCTCGAGCTGCCCGGAGAGGTCGCCCACATCCATGACTTGGCGCGAATACCAAATCGTCATCTGAATGAAGGGGTCCGAAGGCGTAGGCCAAAGCACAACACGGGGCAGTGGGATCGTACGCTCGAAATAGAACTGGTAGGGCTGGTTAGCCGTGAAGTTCTTGTTGGGCAGGTTGGTGTAGTCGTCGCGGTTCAGACGGCTCATCTGAATCTCTCGGCTATTATTGCCAAGGTAGAATTCACGGAGCGCAAGGACGGTACCACCGGAGGCCACGACGCGGTATGCGATCACATTCTCGCCCGGGTCGATGTTCGTCCACAACCACTCGTTGTCGGTCACGACTACTGCGCCGAGGTCAGTGAGCGTGTTCCACGTGGAACCGTCCACCGAGTACTCGTAGCTCAGGTTCCAAGTAGCGCTGCCGCCACCAGCAACGTAGGGCAAAATACCAATTGAGCCAATGTAGACAGGATTATTACTGCCGTAATTAATAGAAATATTGCCGTTGGCCGAGCTTTGCTGGCACCATGTGTCGATGTCGTTGTCGAATGCATTGTAAACTGTCCCACCGGCGGATGTGGCGTAGGTGCCATCGGGGCGGTTCATCGTGCGGTAAAGCACGTTGAGAGCGTCCACCGCGCCGAGCGGGAGTTCGTAAGTGTACTGGTCGGCCTTCAGACCCACGACGGTCTCGTCGATCGCCCAGTATTGAATACCTTTGTTGATGAGTGAGGAGAGGAGATAGAACAGCTGGCGCTTGGCCGAGATAACTTGCTCGTCCGTTAACTCCTCGGCGAGCTTACCGCAAGCGCGAGCGCTGTCGTCGATCAGGTTTTGAACGCTGACTACGGTTGTTCCGACAGTGCCTGAATATGCCATCTATTACCACCCCGGACAATTCCAACGTTTCAGTGATGCGGCTTTCCGGGTCGGACGACCTTTGTCGTCTTTCAGAGGCCCCGGATTGCCCTCCATTCTAGCACAAAATGAATCGCGTCGAGGCCCACCTTGGGGCTGCGGAGCTTTCAGATTGCTGCCAGTTGCGCGATTATACTTTGCCCGACCCTTTTTTGTCAACCCCGCGCCCTGATCGGCTGGCAACTTTTCGCCACGGCCGACGGAGAGCGAAACCCCGCCCTTCGCCATCTTCTGCGGGAGCTTGGAATAGGCTTTTTTGCCGGTATTGGACTGAGTGTACTCGGCCGCTGTGGACCGAGAAATCCCGACCTTTTTCGCGACCTTGGGGTCGTTCTCGACCGCCTTCATCAGTCGGAATTGGGCTTGGGACTTGGCGGGCATGATTAGCCGCAGAAAATCGAAACAGCTGCGTTAGTCGGCAGTGTTACGTGAATGTCTGTGTTGAATCGGATGCCGTTACCGGGCAATAATGTCGCGATCACAGCAGTGTTGGTCGTGATATTTACTCGCAAGCGCACCGTGCCTGTAGCACCGCCGTCACGGAAAACGATTTCGCCAGCAGTACCGCCGGAAGCTAATTGGTAGCCACCGATGTTTGTGGGGCCGGAATAAATCGTCCCCGTAGCGTCTGCGTGCGCGTTAAATACATTCGTTAAAGTGCTCATGATAATTCCAGTAAAAGGACGGGAGCCGAAGCCCCCGCCTTACTTAACAGACCCGACCACCCTTTTTGAACGTTCCCGCAAGTTGCGAGATCGCCACTGGTTTGGAAGGAGCTTTCTTCGGCATTGCTACGGCGCGGCCAGTATCAACTACGCCCCCCGTAGCAAAAGCTTTTTTTGCTGTACCACCCTTCTTGTAGCCACCGGCGTTGCCCATCTTCACATCGCCCGTGGGAGCGCTGTTACGATCGGGTGTAGCACCGACCACTTTCGTGGTTTGACCTACTTTAGACTTGATGATACCGTTAGCCATTGCAACGGAGCCGCCTTTTTTGAAACCACCTTGGCCATCAACGACGCCACCAGTCTTGTACTCACCGGGCTTGGTGGACTTGGCGATACCGCCAGTCTTCAGGCCTTTGTGAGCAGCAGACGCGGGCTTCGCTGCGTGCTTCGTTAGCTTCTTGTCGACGCCTTTGATCGCTTTCATCTCAGCTTTGTGCTGAGCTGCGGTCTCGACCTCGCCACCCTTCTTCATCATGGGGCGACCCATGGGAGCAGCAGGAGCGGCGGGACGACCAACAGCGGGGATACCGCGTGCTGGAGCAGCTGGGGCACGCATCGGAGGACGCTTAGCGGCCATCGCGCGTGCAGCGGCTGGGTTACCCATAGGTGTAGTTGGGGCGGGCGTGCGGGACAAAGCGCCCATCACTCCCCCGTCCATCTTTTTTACGGGTTTGAAGCCTTCTTTAGCGCCTTCAGCGTGCATACGCTTGTGAGTGGCGGAGCCACCCTTCTTGAGCTTCAGCTCTACGCTTGGCTCAGTCGTGTACATTTTAACCATTGGCTTGAATTCACCCATGATCTACTCCTTACACTTTTTGAGCGTAAACCACTGTCAAGCGGTAGATGCCCTGAGTTGTAGCGATTGTGCCGTTGGGGTCCACAGTGATGTAGACGGATTGGCTGGTGCCAATGTCTGCCATCGCTGCCAACTGAGCGGCAGTAAATGTCAAAGCAGCGCGACCGCCACCGATAACGTCTGTAGACGACACGTATTGCGTGCCAGCAGCAGCGGTACCAACGGTTGCGTTGATTGCAGTTGCAGTGCCACCACCCACAGTCTCATTCTGCGTCTGATCAATAAAGATATTGATGATCTGCGAATAAGTGGGCAGTGTCACGTATGAGCTAGTAGCGGAGCCGTCGGCTGCAGTAGTAACGGTCGTTGTCTGAGCCAAGACTGCGTAACCGCCGTCTGTAGCATCAGTCAATGAGCCGGAACCCATGCGTACGGCTGAACCGATATAGGTTTGTGCCATTGTCTTTTCTCCTTAATAGAGCAGGGGCCGAAGCCCCCACAGGGTTTAGACGCCGGGTGTACCGTACATCGCGCGAGGATCAGTCCAGCCGATGTCGTAACGCTCTGTCGCCTTGTAGCGCATAGAGTCAGTTTCGAAATCGCCTTCCATGGTCTTCTCGAGGCCGCGACGCATCATCAACTTCATGCCTTCAGGTGCATCGGTCTCAACCCACCAAGCGTTAGCGTTGGTCAAACGGCTCAACACTGCAGCGCCTTCGTCCAAGAGGCCGATAGACTTAACAGGGTTGATATCGTTGTTGGTTGTACCGGCACGCAGCACGGACTTGAGCAACACTTCGGCTTGGAAAACGTTGCCGGGAGCCACGACGAGTTGACGTGGGACCAAGCGGATTTTCTTGCCGTTGTTGTCCACTGCTTGACGGATTTGGATCAACATCTGTTCCAGAGAAGTCTGGGACAAGTTGGCCGCTGTCGACAGCAAGTTGGAGAATGTGCCGTTCACGATTGGGTGCGAAGCGCTGTTCAACTGTACGCCGTCGCCGCCAGCATAGCTGGAGTTGAAAGCGCGGTTCAACACGTTTGCAGCCAGCGTCTCTTTGGTCTCAATCAGGGACTGAGCCAAATGCTTGGCGTAAACTTGACCGATGCGGATGTGGTCGCCGTCTTCCACGAGCACTTTGGTCAACGCGAAGGCCAAGCCATACACGTTGTAAACATAGCGCTTGAGGAACAGCACGCCGCCCTGTTGGTAGCTGACAGGAGTACCGTCAGGCAACTGAGGAGCCGCGCCAAATCCGTACAGGACGGGTTCTTCGTGGTAGTTACGTGGAATGCCTTGTTCCTCGCGGAACACGCGTGACCACTCGTCTTTACGCTGTTCGTAGATACCGTCGAAGCATTCGTTCAGAATAGGTTCGACAATGCTACGAAAGTCGGTACTGCGCATTGGAGCTGCCATGGTTCACTCCCTCCTTTAGATGGCTGTACCAGCAGCAGGAGCAAACTGGTACTCACTGATGTTGGCGCGAACAATAACATAATCATCGCCCCAGGCATTATCTGGGTAGGGTGCGATGTCCAAAATGCGCATTTGCGCGCTGTTACCAGCACCGACGAGGGTGGTGGACAGTGTGCACTGCGACAAGCCGGTGGTCGTAGAACCAGCGGTAGTGTTGCTCAGGTCAGCTTCGTCGCCGATGCTGGTTTGAGCCAACGAGCCGTCAGCTTGGATTTCGTACACGATCTGTTGATCAGCGTAGAAATAAGCAACGATGTTAGTACCGGAGGTACCAGTGGGCCAGTAGTTAGAAATACGACGACGGCCAGTAGTGTCGGTCCACTCGACGCCATCGAAAGCGCCAACGAACGCGTCACCAGCTGCAGCGACGTTAATAACACCACCAGTCACGTATTTAACGGGCTGGCCCTTGAGGATGTTCGCGGCATAGCCGGAAGTGATACCGTTAGCCAATGCTTGAGCACGATCCAAGCCGGAAGGATGGAACGCGGGGCGCAGGCCGAACGGTGCATTTGTTGCAGACATTGTCTTACTCCAAAATTAAGTTCGATTTTCCCGTCACGAGAAAAGCGGGACGGGCATGGGTTTATCCAATTCCGCGATGCCATCGCCTTCAATCTGACCAAGACGCTTGCCATTACTATCACGCCCCACTTGCTGTTCAGCCTGAACACGGATTTTGTCCGCTTCATCCTGAGGCGCGTGGTGGTGCAGCTCTGCCATGATTTCCTGATAGATCTCTTCAGGAAGCTTGTACAGAAGCATTTCATTGCAAGCAACGAATCCAGTGTGTTCACCGGCTTTAACTTTATAGTTCTCAAAGCCCGGAACCTCTTCAATCTTGACTGGTTCGTAACCCATGCGCAAGCGCTTGTGGATAGGGTCGTACCCATTGGTAGTTGAAAGCCAACATACGTGGAATCCCGGAATATCCGGAGGTTTTGGAAGGGACTCTTGAATCCATTCCGATCTGAACATCCTACGACGTTCCTGCGCACTCGCCAGTTCTTCCGTAGCTGCGCCGCGTTGGCTGTCCTGCTCTGCGCGGGACTCGCGACCACCTGCGGAAAGATTCTTTTTCAATCGATCGTCTCTCATTTGAATACCCCTTTATTTGGTTGACATGCGGTCGTATTCCGCATACTTACGAATCATTTTGTTACGCTCGGTGATGTTGTCCCATCGACCGGCTTCCTTGATCGCTTTGACACGTTCAGGCGACAAACGGAACTCGCCGGGGCGAGCGTTCGATGTTTGTTCACGTCCTGAAGATGTTACCACGGTGCGGGGTCTCCGTTCTGACGATCGACTAGTTGTTTCGCCATTGCCGCTATTATAACGGTGAGGCAAATACTTTGTCAATCTATTGTCCAACTCCTCCCAGTACTCGGCAGTCTTGGGGTCCCAGCCTTCGGACATCAACTTCTCGTCGATCTTGGTCGCAACTTGCGAATCCATGTCGTCGCCGTTGGGGTCGTACCAGTCGTTCCGAGCCATCCAGTCACCCGCGTGGCGTTTCAGCAACGGGTCTGGTGCCTTCGGCACATTGTGGCGGGGGGAGTCGTTTTCGACAGCCTTCTTGCGCAGGGCTTCGAGTGCCTCGACTTGACGTCGCGCCTCGTACCAAGCCTCTTGAGCCTCAACAGAGGCTGCGCCGTCGGCCATCTCAGTCGCCTCTTTGATTTTCATCTTGGCGTACTGCAGTCGCAGCTGGCCGTCTTCGATCGCCTTGTCGAGTCGTGCGAGGTCGGAACCCGCTGTACGCTTTTCGAGGACGGCGAGACGTTCGGCCATCTGCTCGTTTTGCCGCTTCAGCGAGTTGATCAGGTGGTTCGACTCTGATGCTTTCGCCTTCTGCAGCTTCTTCTTGAGCTGACGCTCCTCGCGACGGGCCAAACGGATAGCTTCGCGCTCCGGATCGGCGTCCGGGATGTTGTCCCGGGGATCGTCGTGGTCGTCGTCAACACTGCCGCCGGTACTGTGGCCTTCGCCATCGTCCGAAGCGGCTCCTTGGGTACCTCCGGGTACCTCCTCGGGGGTCAGGAGGGCGACAGCTGAGCCGTCCGCTTCCTCCGCTACCTGCAGATCCATTTTGTCTTGCGGGTTCATAGGAATGCCTTCACTTTCAAGGGGTCCATGGTGACCTTCGCGATCACTTCATGGTCGTTAAACACGGAAAACAGCGCGGTTTCGCCCAGTGAGGAATCGCCGTAAGGCACCTCCCAGCGGTCGCCGCCCCATTTTGGCATGCGAACATAGTCGCCGACTTCGATCCAGTTGCCCTCGGGCCACGGTTCGAGTGTGTCGCGTTTCTTGAAAGCTAGCGGTCCAATCGCGACGACTTTCGCCACCTGATTGTTCCACTTCTCGGTTTCCTTCGTCTCCTCTACGAGTACGATTCCAGACGATGTGACGGTCTTCTTGGCAGCTCTCCACTGCACGAGAATACGACCACCCACTGGCAAAGCACCGGGATCGACTGCTGGAAATGCTTCCTGCAACGCTGCTTCATACGAAGCTACCGGTTGAGTAGTATCACTCATTATCTTCAGGTTCCTTTAAAAGGTCATTTAAAATTACCAGAGCTTCTGCAAGCCCTTGGTGCTGTCCTACCAATCGCTGGTAGGTTTCGAAGTTAATGGCATTACCATTAACTAACGACTCTGCGATCGTCTTTTGACGCGACTCAATAGCACCGACTAGGTCGCTGACGTACCGCATTTATTTCTTCTTGGCCTGAGACAACGCACCGCCACCACGCTTGGGTGTGCTCGGTGTCTTCGCGGGTTCTTTTGCACCCAGCGAGGAACCGTCGAGCTTCGCGCCCATGGCGATTCGCTTGTGGTATGGTACGTCTTGGCCCATTTGTGATTGATCAGAAGTTGCCATTTTGGCCCCCTAAGGTTTCTTGTGCGCCTTGCAGCGCGGAAAGAGCAGTCTTTTCCTGCTCGTGCTTCAACACCGACGCGTCGTGCGACAATTCGGCGGTCTTGATTCGTTCCTCGGTGAGGTTGTCCGAGGCGTTCAGCGCAATGTCGATCTGCTGCTGACGGTTCTTGTCCAGTGTCTCGGCCGCGAGCTTCTTCTCGGCGAGGATCGTGTCGGCTTGGTCCTTGAGCTTGCGACGCTCGGTCTCGGCCATCGAGGTCTGCAGAATGACCTGATCCGCTCCGTCCATCTGCGGCTGGGGCTTGAGCGACTGCAAGACCTGCTGCAGCTGCTGGATCGCGGGCATGACCTTGGTGAAGCCTTCTTTCACGTCCATCATCGTGTGCTGTGAAGCCAACGCGTAGAGCTTGTCGATATCGCCGGTGATCCCTGCGATGTCGTAGTGCGTCACGGGCTTGCCCAGCGACTCCTCGACGTAGCCGTTCATGTGGCCCAAGTACCAGAGCATCAAGTGCTGCTTGAGGTGCTCCAGCGCGTTGGGCAGGAATTGCGGGGCAATGATCGGGTTCGAACCCAGCATCGGATTCAGAGCGAAGTCCAAATGCGCCTGAATGTGCGCCAGCTGATTCTGATGCGGGTAGGCAAACGCAGCCCGACCGATAGCCATTGCCGCATTCTCTTCCGCCGCGTTGATTTCCATGGGTTCAGCTGTTGCGGGCATGAGTTCCGTGACATTTGGCACCTTCATTTGCTTGAGTGCCCGCTGCACCACGGCACGACGGTCGAAGAGATCCGGGTACTTGTCCATCATGGCCATGACCGCTTGGGTCTGCGCCATGCGCTGAGTCTCGGAGAAAATGTGGGGATCGCTGACCGGAATCACGTCCGAATTGCGGTTGAAGTCTTCGCGCTTGATGTCCAGCTCTTGGACCATGTCACCCTTGTGCATGTCGTCCAAGTACCAGCGGTTGATGCGGCCGAGGACCTTCAATACGCGGGACTGCGAGTCATGCAGACGGGCGTGAATAGCGGAGAAGACCTTCGAGCCTTGCTCGATCAGGGCTTGCGCCGTACCGACCGGCATGTTGTTGCCCGCGTCAGCGATCTTTTCCTCGGCGGTGGTGATCACACCTTTGGCGGCGTCGGTCAGGAAGCCGACCAGCTTGAACAGCGTCTCGCTCGGCGCGTTGAATGGCATCGGCATCGCAATCTTGCGAATGTCGTCCACGCCCGGTGCGCCCTCGATCTCGGTGATCTGCGTGACTTCTACGTTTTGCGACTGGCCGGAGATCTTTGCGCCCTTGAGCTTGAGCATAGTCGCCGCATTGTTGATATGAGCAGTATCAAGTAGAGCGCGGAGACCGCCAGTGATAGCAGCGGAAAGACCGCCGATGAGGTGAGGAAGGCCAATAGCATAAGCACCACGCCAAGGGATGAATTTAAACTCGATCAGGTGGTCGAGCTTGGCCATCGTTGCGTCGCCCTCTTCCCAGTTACGGTACAGGCCGACGACCTCGGTGTTCTCCTCGTCGATCATCATGATGTACGGGGCCAACTCGCCTT